TGAATACCAAGAACTCTGTAAGGAAATGCCTTATCTCTTCATACGTAACCCCAGCACGTTCTAAGAGCTGCAATAAGAAACCAACTGGGTTTGTCGCAAGATTAACTGAAAGAGACGGTGAATAATTGAAAAGCTCTAAAATAGCATTTACTTTATCCACCAGAACCTTTGCGACGTCAATCGTCGCTATTGCATCTTGTTGTAAACCCTTTATGTTAGCCATTATTTCTTTAGATTAATTGTTTTAACTTCTTCTTTTTCCTGTGTTTGCAGGGAATCATCAACCATCTTCCTGATGTCATCAAAATTAATGCTCGTGTTAGCTGCGCCACCACCACCGAGAGCATCCTTTACGTTTCCGTTGTGATGGTATATCTCTGTAAGCAATTTTGCAATGTCGAGTTTTTTTCCGATGGCCTTATCTTTCATCGCCAAATAGTCGTTTATTGCCTTGGCATACTTTGCGCGACCATCAATGGTTTCATTCTTAAGCGTTGTTGAATTTGATAATTTGTTTATCTCGTTTTGCGCTTGCACAATTTGTTCATCAGCCAACCTATAAGCTGTTTGCAACAAATCTCTTATGTTATTAGGGTTATTTAACTCTATTTTAAAATTCTTCATGTTCATCATAGATATAAATATTTGTGGAGGTGTTTTAGGAGTTAATTAGGTTAAATTTAATGTTATTATATTCCTTTTTATAGATTTTCATACTATCACGTACCTCTTTCGTGTTCATCCCAGTTGTTTCCTTTATGAACATGAGAATTGAACTTTTGTTAAATTTATTACTGCCCATCTCAGCAAATAATTCTTCCCAGTTCGTCATTAAGAACAATAAAGCGTTTCCTACTTTCTCGTCGTTTTCTGTCAGTTTCTCATTTTTGTTTTCAAGTATCTTCTTGATTCCTTCGACAGTGTTTCCAGTCAATTCTACAATGAATGGTTTTTCCATCATCGTGTCAGTATAAGAATATCTTATGTCATCATATAGATTGTTTGAAAATTCTGCCTCTGGGTTGTCATAAGAAACGTTTCTTTTCTGGTTTTTGGAAAACTGGTTTATCTTGTAGATTAAATAGTTTTTACATATTGTTCCGCAGTATGAATACGCCTTGTAATTCGTTGTTGGGTCAAAGCATGGTAGTTTTGCAACAAGAAATGACATTGTGTCGTCGAAAGTTTGTTCGAATTCTTCGTCTGGCGGGTATAGTCTATATCTTCTTATGATAGACTCTATCATTTTTGTAAATGCTGGTTTCAATATGGTATTGAAAATCCTGTTTTTCTCATGAATGTTGTCTGTTGATATATAATCAACTACCGCCTGTTCTTGTTCTTCATAGAAATAACCCTTTCTTTCTTTCGATGGTTTCCTTCCCCTCTTCTTTTTTACGACAACCTCTTGGGTTGTGCCTGTATTCTCACTCATTACGCAGATTCTTTTGATATGTGTGATTTATTTTAAAAAAACGTGGCAAAATCTGCGTCGTTTTTACGTACATTATGACGCACTTTCCTTCACATTCTCATCTTATAAGAATCTCCGTGTTGCCTATTAATTTTGTATGGAAATTGGCGAAATCTACTACTATTTGAATAGATTTCGCCCTTAAATATAAATAAATATTAAAAAATCACGACTTTTCGTCAGTTTTTTCTTCTTTCTTTGGCTCATAGCTAAGATTTCTATCTGTATCTGGGTGGAAGAAATATTCTTTCTTAGCTAAATCAAAGTAGAATTGAATCTCTTCGTTTGATAATTTCCTGTAAGATTCAACATATGAACCCTTCCTGTCCATGTTGTGGGTATATCCAACCTTTGGAATTACAAAAATCTTCTTACCCTTACTTGTTGCCCTGAGCATCCACTCATACCAGAAGGTAACTTTTAGACCATGTTTCAGACCACCTACATTTTTCCAGTCTTTCACATTAAAGACGCTTCCAGTAAGGTAGAAATCAAAATAATTCTGTAGACAATCATTGTCGATATATCCAATTTCGTTCGAGAACGCAGAAGCATAAGCCTCAGCATTTCCAAAACCAACATATTTTCCGTTGTTAAAGTCTTTGATGTCCTCCAGTACCATGAAAACGCTTGTATCTGGCTTGAACTCCAAATATTTCTTCACATTGTCGTACCATATGTCCGTATATGTGTCATCAAACTCAAGGATTGAAAACCAACCATCTTCAAGAGTATCAACCGCTGCATTAACCAACTCGCAGAAAGAACTTCCAGTTGATGTTGTCAAAAATTCAACCCTATCATCAAGACTTCCAACTTCTTCTACGATTTGTACTTCATCTTCTGGCTTTGAATGTGTCTTCTTTCTAGCCTTTTCTGTTGTTGACACAATGATTTTTAAGTTTTCTGGAACAGATTTTGCTGCATTGCAGAACAATTTAAAATTATTTTTGCTAAAGTCGTGGACTGGTATAATAACTGTTAAATTCTCCATTTTCGTATATTTTCTTTTTACTTATTTTCATCATTTGGTGTTTGTGCTTTGACGTGGAGAATCAATTCATCCATCTCCTTTTTTCTATTCGCAAAAACTCCGTTCAGATACTTCATAAATTCCTTTTCTGTCCTCTCCTTAGTGTATGCTGACGTAATTTCCTTGGCATTTTCAGACAATACACTTGGAATCTTATCGGTGACCCATGAACGCACTACGCTTGCTATTTGTGTGTGAAGTGTGTCAAAATTATCGAACCACACACAGCAATTTGGGTATTGGTCTTCTCCAGCTGTCCAATCAAGTTCATTCTTAGGCACTTTTACCATAGTAACAGAACCGCTCTTCATCGCCTCCAATGCTGAATAGCAGAAGCTAGACGACTCGTCAACAATAATCGTAATAGCCGCTTCTCTTAGCATTTCAGCAAATTTTTCCTTTGGCTGGTCTCTTAATTCCCTGAATGAAACCCACCTCATGGTAGGATATTTCCAATAGAACGGTTTTACGACCCTTTTAACGTCCGATTGGTCTGTGGCGATAACGTTGATTACCATCTTCTTTGGCTCATTCGTTTCCCCAAATATATTAGACACGTATGGGGTGACCTTTGTAAGTTTTACGTAAGGGAATGATTTATTAAGTTCTTCTGCCTGGTAATCGCTGTTTGTAATACCTTCCATGATTCCGAAGTCACCCCATTGTGCCGCAAACGGCATTTGTTCAACAACAAAATCATAGTTTTGTAAAATTGCAACTCTCTTGCAAGGGAGTTTTTTTGTTTGATTCATTACCTGAGAAAAAATCTCTGGGATAAACAAGACATCTGAAGGTGAGGTACTGATATCACCACCGTTTACATTTGCGTGTGGCAATGATGAATACCTGGAACCCAACCAGGATTCTACACCAACGAAGTCATCTTCCGTATGCAGCATTGTTACATTATATCCATTCTCATTTGCGATTAATGCCAGATTATAGATATATTCGAGCGAACCAGACGGTACGCCCTTTGTATCAATAACAAAGAAATAGATTCTATTCTTCTTTTTGTCTATCTTATCGATTTCTTTTTGGATATTATCGATAACCTTCAAGTCTCTTTCTGTCATTTTTTAGTATTCGTTAATATTTTTTATTTTTCCATCAGTAAGTTTTGAGAAAAACATGTCGTCACTCATTAAATCGGTAAGGCTATCATAATTAAGGACAGCCTTGTCTTTAAATTCTTTGTTTTTTTCTCTGTTAATAAGGACTATTTTCTTTCCTTCTGGGAGGTTTTCGAAAAACTTTTCATTTGCTGTTATGATAACGTCGCATTCTTCCCACACTTCATCCGTTTTTACTGGGAAAAAGACTTTTCTTACCCTTGTACCAAGTTTTGAAAGAAAAAAATACGTTGATTGTATGGTAAGTCCTCCCTCATAAAGACCATATAATGAGCATTTCACGTCTTCATCCTCAATATCCGTAAGTCTTTGCACCCATATCCTCATTGTTACAGCTAAATTCTTTTCAATTGTATCTGCACAACCAAAAATCTCATATGGGTAATCAGTATAGATAAATTCATCCCTTTGTTTGGCATTTTCGAACTTAAGCATTGGAAGAACGTCTTCCTTGTCGTCTATTTCATCTATATCTAAACTATTATCCATGACCTTTTGATAATATTTAAGGTATTGTTTATTAATGTTTCTGACAACATCATTCAATTCTATTCCTATTCTTAACATAAACTATTCTTTTAATAAAATATAACCTATTATTTTCGTCTTTTCAAGGCTTTTTTAGTACATTCGTTACATATAGGCTTCTGACCATCCGCCATCTGTATACTTGCTGTGTATTCATCAACCTCTTTTCCACACACTGAGCAGAAGTATTTCTTTTCAAGCGGCATTAGTTCAACATTCACTTTCTTCCTTGCATTTGTCCTGTATTTTTCGTCCATTGTCTTTGAATAATACTTCTCTTCAGGTTTTAGAGGTACTCTAATGTACGAATCCCATGAAAAGGTTAGTATATATTCATCTTTTGTCTCAAAACCTTCAAGATATTTGCATCCTTCAGTAAAGGCGTATGTAACAAAGTCTTCATCACCAGATGCCTTATAGGTTGAAAAAGATATTGATTCGATTGATGAAAGAATTTCATTCCTGGAAATGGCATACTCATTTTTAATTTCAATGGCTTCTTTCAACGCATTAAGGAATGCACCAGAAGTCGTGTTATACTTGTCTCTATTTTTCCAGAACCTAAGGGTTGTTTCAATAATATTTTTCGTCTCATCAATTTTTACGTTGATTGTATGTGCGTATCGTTCAAGTTTAAATCTGACAACATCATTGTACATGATTTCAATCCTATATTCTTCCGTACCATAGTTATCAACATGTTGTAGTTCCTTCAATATGGAAGAACATATAATCTTGTTTTCCTGTGTTACGTTATATTTTGTTCTTACGTCTGATTTTTTTTCATCATTCTCGTTTTTAAAAGCAACACCATTGCCGACATATTTATATTTTTCCGACTCATTTGCCACTTTATATGTCCTATATCTCAATTCCTCAACTTCCTGTGTGATTTCACCCTTTAATAGGTGTTTTGCAACCCTTTCATCTGAAACTTCTTGCGTTATTACAGTACCATCCTCGCCAGTGTTGCTGGAACCCATGATTTCTCGTTCAGCTCCTTGTAATCCAAAAGGTAACGCATTCACGATTTTAAGAAAAAAATCCTTAATTTTTCCCATAAACCAAATCCTCCAATTTCTTTTTTAATTTTTCCCTTATTGTTTCCTTTATCGTCAATAAATTCTGGCGTTCTTTTATCATTGCTTCTGCTTCTGGCGGCAAATTTTCAAGCAATTTATCCCCCGTAGATAATACGTATCCGTCACACATTCTTGTATATTCGTTAAACAACTCACTTGCAACACTATACACGCCAGCAAGCTTTTCTATAGTCATTGAATCTATTTTATTTACTGCCTTCTTTGCCATCTTCTTCTTCTATTTTGTGTTGTTATGTCTATTGGGTAATATTTTCCAAATTCATTGTTTATAATTTCCCTGTTCTGGAACCACGTGTCCTTTAATTTGCCTACCGAGTTGTGTGCAACCCTGATATTTGTTGTTACTCCAATCTTGCATCCAGCGAAATAGTTTTTAAGGCAAAACCATATGTCATACATGTCAAAACCATATAAGTCTCTGTTGAATTTCTCTTTTACCTTCCTTTTATCAATCGCCATGAATAACCCATCTATTACCACGACTTCTTCTAAGTCTTTGTCTAGCAAAGGAGAAAAAGCAGTAAGCCATGATTTTCCTTCGTTCCTATGTAGAACTTGTCCATATTTCTTTTCATAATTCCACCAAGCGCCATTTTCGTCAAACTGTGCTGAACCAGCTATACCAATGATACTATAATCCTTATGGTTGTTAAATAACCTTAGAACCTCTGCACCCCATCCAGGTCTTAGAAATTCTATGTCATCATGTATATAAACAAGGATGTTCTCATTTATATCCTCTGATTCCATCATGTCAGCATAAATTTTAGAAATAGACACTCCGTCTGGATTATGTACGCAATATAAATGCGTTTCACACCCACATGTCTCTTTAATGTGCTCAATGAAACCTTGGTTTTCTTCCGTTGTCTTCTTAGAACAAAATATAACTGCTATATTACTTTCCATTTCAAAATTATTTAAATAAAAAATAAAAAAACTGGATAACCTTTTAAAGGATTATCCAGTTTAATGACCTTGTTTATAAACTATTTGTTTACCGAATTTCTCGTATTTTCTGAATCCACAACAAGAACAGCCTTTTCACGGAATTCTCTTAGGTTGTGCGCATCGACATATGACATTGATGAGCGAAGTAAACCTATAAAATTATCAACCCATCCATGCATTGTGTATTTAACTTCAAGCTTTTTCTTGAGACCTTCACTTGTTCTTGTTTTTGAACCATTAAGTGCAATTTGTCCTTCCCTTGAAGCCATTCCATAGAAATATAGCGATAATTCCCCAATCAACTCTCCGTCTTGATACCAGAATCCGTCCTCGCCTCTTTTCATACCATCATATGACTCAATCACCTCCTCATCCCAATCGAATTTCGGAGCCGCTGATTCCAACATTGACGCAAATAAAGAACCGCACATAACATAATCTGCGCCAAGAGCAAGAGCCTTCATGATGTCACCAAAATCTCTGATACCTCCGTCAGCAACAATCTTTGGGGTTTTTGTCCATTCTCCAGACTGTTCCATATTTTTTCTAACACAATCAGTCTCATAAATCAACGACGCAATTGGGTAATGAATACCAGTAAGCGGTGTAGTAAGGCAACCTCCTCCAGTTCCGATGGAAAGCCTTATATAGTCAATTCCAGCCTTCGCATATTCATAATATGTTTGCGGGTTTGCGACGTTTCCAGCCATAATGACTATTTTGTCACCATAAATACTCCTTGATTTTTTCGCCAAATCAAGTATTTTCTGCATGTGTCCGTTTGCTGTATCAATAAGGGCGAACATCTTGTTGTTTGTTTCAAGCATGTCATCATGGCTACAGAACACCATTTCAAATTCATTCAATGAATATGCTGCCCAATACCCAGAAGTTGAGCGGATTATTCTCTTCTCTAGTGATACAGTCCTTGGAAGAATTGGATAAATCAATTCAGATTCAAACTTTTCATAATTATCATCATTAACGACTGTGTCCATGGGAGCAGTAAACAACGGAAGCATACCATTTTCGTCCAAGGGAACACAATCTCTCCTGTGTTCAATATCTGTATTTACGCAAGGAATGATACTTACGTCGTTATACGAATATTTTGTTTCTTGTAAAAATCTTCCCATAATTATTTTCCATTAATTTCAATATAAGTCAACTCATTAGCCATCCTTACAATACTTGCCATAGTGCTTGCAAAGAACCTTGACTGGTCGTCTGTCAAATCCCTGTCATTGATGGTAAGGGCTTCAATCTCTTCCTTTGTGAGATAAATGCCACACTCATTCAACATGGACAATGACATAAGACCTGTCCTGATTGATGGAAGTTCGTTGTTGTATTTGTATACCATGAGTCTTTTGTCAACTTCCCACTGGTTGTCATTCGGAATTAGCTTAATTGCTTTCCCGATATGATGAAGCAGGCATACCTTGACTAGTGTTGTCTTGTCTACTTTCTGAAAATCTGGCAGAAGCTCATTAATCCTAACAGCATAAGGTGTCAATTTCTTTAGTACAATCTCAATCATTGAGCCAGGATAGGCATTTCCGTGGTCGTTAATGTTTGTAAACGACGCCTCACGGAGAGCATCCCCGTATTTGTCAACCAACTTCTCAACATTAACGCCGCACTGTTCAACTTTTTTCATGAACAGTTCAAAATTCTTGTTCATTTCTTCGTTTGTCATATGATATTTTCTTTTTTTTTTGTTGTTCTGATACAAATATATGATATTTTTCCAAATAAAACAAAAAAAGCGAGGGAAAAACCTCGCTTTAATTAACATTATGGCAAACATTAATTCTTAACAATGCTCTTATAGAATTCAACCCTGTCTTTACAAACAGTACCCAAAGAATATTTGTCTTTTACAAATTCGTGTAGATTATTCTGTAACTTATGTAACATATCCCTGTCATTCGCAAGTTTATTGATAAACTTTGCCCATTGTTTATGATTTTTTGAAGTTTCAACAAGCAACGCAGTTCCATTTTCATCAATAACGCCACCCTTCTTTATCATTGGTGTAAGGTCAATTGTATATGCGCCATAGTTCTGGGCGATAAATGCCGTATTAGTGAAACCACATTCAATTTCCTTTAATTGCGACTTAACCACGTTGAAATCATTTTCCTTAAGCGGTGCCATAAGCACATCAACATTGGCATAATGCGTCGCATACTTGGAAATATCCCTTGTCCACATCCTTCTATACGGCTCGTTTGTGAACGGGTCATCAACGTTAGGAGCATACTTCATGAGGAAGTCCTTATGTGCCTGTGACACGTTTTTGTAATTATTTGTGAAAATCCTTTCATAGTCACACCACACACTCTCCTCTGGCTTAATTGGTCTGGTTGTTTTTTCACCAGTCTGTTGATTGTAAATAGTCCTGTTTCCCCTCGTATCAAATCCGCACAAGACAAATTGTACCTTTGAAGTATCAACTTGTTGGGCAACCCCTTCTACCAATTCCAGGTCTTTCAGGTGTGATGAACCACAGATAACACCAACCCTTAACATGTCAGTCTCTGGTGTCTTCGGTACAGTAAATTGTTCCTCATCTGGGTTTATTGCATTAGGAAATACGAAGACGTTTTTATTATATTTCCTTAATAGATTTGCAAATATGGGTGTTGTCGTCGTGACATAATCTGCTTTCTTCAGGTGGTTAATGATTGGTCCAGCCCAGTTTTCCTTCTTCGCCGTAAGTGACATCGGGTGGTCATTTCCAAGGTTAAAATTATCATCAACGTCAACGATTACTTTTTTACCGAGGAATTTAATCATGTCAATAATCTTACACTGGTCATCGAGTTTCTTGTGAATATGCACTATATCATATTTGCTTAAAAACTCTTCGAGGTTTCCTGGTGGCATGCTGTACACTATATCCACATCAAATTCGTCCTTATAATGTTCCCCTATGTATACATGTGGGTCAACGGAACGGAATTTTCCACATCCGTAGTGGTCTGAAGGTATTACCAATATCTTAATCTTCTTTTCCATTTTATTTTTTTCTAAAAAATAATGTTTTGTTTCGTTTCTTTCAACGGTTATCAAGGAAAAAATAACAACATACCTGTTGATACAAAAAAAAGCACTTCTTAGGAAGCACTTTTTTTTCTCTTAATCTCATTGATATTTGATACTCGTTTCATGGTGCATTCATAAATATCACCATTATCGGTAAGGAACTTGAACTTATCACCAATCATCATCGTATTCACGGTGCTTACATTGGAACCCTTTGATTCATTGATGACTTTCTTTGTAATACTTCCAGCATATTTTCTGACGATTTCCTCAACAATTGTCCTAATCATCGGGTAATCTATTCCACCTGAAGGCTGAACAATGGTCTGTGTCTGCGGTTGCTGTACCGTTTCCTGTACCACTTGTCTCTGCTGAGTCGGGGCATTGAGAAATGCAAGGTCATCCGACCCAGAAAGTGTTCTTATTAGTTCCCTGTCATCTGCACCAGGGTTATTCTTGAATGACTCCAATATTGCTGAAGGTAACTTGCTTGCAGAAGGTCCCATTATTGCCGTCTGCATCGGTCTCGCTGCGTTTCTTCGCTGCGGTACAGCTCCTTGAGGTACGTTTTGCGCATACACAGGTTCCGCTCCAGTTACGGCCTCAGCAATATCGTTTCTCTTAGATTCAGCTATCTTTCCAAGAGAACCGTTCATGTCCATTTGCATTATTTTTAATGATTTTTCCCTTGCGGCTTTTATTCTTTCAATCGCTGCCGCATTTGCCTGTCTTGCCATTTCTATTCTCTTTTATTAAATTCGTTATAACCTTCTTCTTCCTCGCCGTTCTGCATGATTGGTCCCTGTTGATTGTTTGCCAATTCTTGTTCAGCCTTTTCATAATCGGCAAATTTCTTTGCCCTATCAACCTCATCCTTGGTGTCTTCTATGTTTTTCTTGTACATTGCCCATTTTGGATTTTGTTTTGCATATGTGTCAACAGTTACTTTCCTTTTTTGGTCTGCACCTATCTCATCATTATTAATATAGCCAGACTTGTTTGTTGGCATCTTTTTTCTTCCAGCTGCAATATCTGCCGTTTTCTGTCTTTCTCTGTCGAGAGGGGATACAAACGGCTCAAAATTAACAATATTTAACACATTTGTTGCCATCTTGTCTCCATCTGGATTGAAATTTGATGGAAGGTTGGCTTCTGTGAACCTTGGAAATTTATCATTATACAATCTTAGATTCGATATGTTTTCAACCTTGAATAATTTCCACTTGAAAGGCCCTCTTTTCGTGTTTGTGTTCCAATTGTGAAAGGCTCTTAGATATGTTATTCCATTTCTTTCAAAGAGACAATATGGTATAATTCTTCTAAATCCCCTTGGGTTTCCCTTTCTTTTTGGAAACATTCCTGGTTCATCACCCTTTCTGTCGTTATAGTATAGAGAAATATATCTTCTATCGTTAATAGCCTTATTGATTTTATCAATCACACTATTACCGATATCTTCTTTAATTAGCCCTTTTATTATACTATATAACGTCAGTTCCATATCACACAGTCATTTATTTTTCCCCAAGGTGCATACCAAACGCCCACTGACCATCCTGGATGTTCTTTTCCGTATTAATAAGATTAGCTCCATATGACTCAAGGTGGTTATACAACGACCTTGCCATCTGAGTCTTACGGCCAGGTCTGCCAGCATATCCTTCTATATCGTACTCACCGCCAATTTTGTCATCTGGACTTGTTGCGAAGTTCGAGTAATCAATCATATTTGTTGGTTTTGTACAATCAGGAAGCCAATGCGAATGTCCGCCGTGGCCAGCACCTTTACCCTGGGGGTCTCCGTTACTCAACGCATCAGAGTGTGTTGCTGAATATTGGTTTTCAATATTGTAATCACTTCTTGCAATTTCAACATGCCTTTCGTCATATCCCCTCTTCTCAAGGCATGACTGACCATTTATTACTGTTGCTGCCATATTATATGTAAAATTTAATCTTTTATTTTCCGTTTATAAATAGTTTTTATTTAACCTTTGAGCAATTCAGATGGAAGTTTCTTTTCCATGTTTGCAATCTTATCGTTATATCTATCTCTTTTTTCTCTTAGTTTCTCCAGCTTAGACAATGCTGCATCCTGCTCTCTTTTCTTTGATGCTTCCTGTTCCGCTTTAACTTCATCCATATCACCACCTACAAGGAATTCATTCTGTATCAGGTATTCTGAGGCAACAAGTTGTTTTGTGTATTCCATGTCCTTTCCCCATTCATTTCTTAATAGATGGTCTTTTCTCATCACAAAACCTATCTTTTCAAGGTTTGATTGGTCTCCAGTCTGCTTATATGTACCAGTTTGAGTGGTGATTTCTGGTTTTCTTGTTCCAAACATCGCCTCCAGTGTATCCCCAACTCTTTGTACAAAATTTCCAGCCATAACGATTAATTTAATTTTAATTTCATTATCTTATTCTCAGGGATATATATTTTCTTTATTTTTCTTTCTTCGGCAATTCTGTTTAATGAACTTCTACCACCTCTTATGAATATCGAGGAGAGGTCTCCCCTGCTATGTACGATGTCAAGTGCCTTGTTAACAAGCACAAGCACTTTCTCTGGCGGAAGGTTCTCGTCGTATTCCCTTATTATTTTCATAATGGGTTCAATTCCGTAGTCGCTTATTGCATCACTTCCGTCTGGCATTAGGTTCCAGTCATAGAAACCGATTTCATCAAGCCATTCGGAGCCCTCCTCAAACGAATCGTCTATCTCATATCCCTTTTCTTCAGCATATTCCGATACCTCACAACCAGGGAAACCTTGTGTGTGCCCAGCAAGTTCAGTGCAAGTTTCAAGAATAGCTGTATTCCTCATGATAATGCCCATCCATTGATAAATGTATTTCGTTGGGAAATTAATCAGTTTCCCGTACTTGGTGAATTCACTCAACGCCTTATGGTACATATCTGGGTTTATCAAAGGAGTCCAGCTTTGTTTTCCTTTCGGGTTACTGAAGAACTGGTCAAGCACGTACCACACACCGTATTCACTCAGATAGTCGTACATGACATGCCAGTCGCTGTCCTCGTTGATGACTCTGTTCTCTGCCGTTACCGTGTATTTAATTGTACCGTTTGGTGTTTCTATCTTCTTCTCTTTTGTAACCTCTGGCTTCAATGATGCGTTTGATGTTGGTTTTGGTGGTTGCACTGGTTGAACTTTTTCCTGAGACCTTGCCCTTTCAACCGTCTTTTTATAGAAGTTATACGCCCTTTCTCCTCCCTGAACAATGTCATTCGGGTTCATTCGCTGCATTCTCTTCTTTGCAACATCCACACCTATATATTTCACGTTATTAACCTTTCCGTTTTGTCTATCTGCACCTTTTTTGTTATATTCTTCCTTGGTAGCAAGACTCTTTAAGTTCTTGAGTTTATTTTTGCCTACGACTGGTTCTAACGCATTATATAATGCGCTATAATATTCAGCATCCTTCTTTGGAACTGGTGCCTTTCTTTGCGTTACCTTCTGTGAATCTTCAAGAAATAGTGCCATGTGTCTCTTATATGGTGATATTAGGTGCCCTCCATGCCTGTTTCATGAAATTATTATCTGGAACCATTGGCGCGATTTTATCTGCTGTCACTGGGTCAGAAGACTCCTTATCACCGTCTTGCGTGGTGATATTAGCTTGCGTCGTGTTTTCAGAACCAAATTTCTTCGTGGTATCATCACCATCAAGAATCTCGTCACTTTCTTGGAACAAACTTCTGAATTGGCTTTCGTTAATTCTAAATATTTTCATAATAAACGGCTCATTATTTATTAATATAAATATTTATCTAAGTAAAATGTGAAATAGGAAATGGCTAATTTAAAGGTAAATAATTATCATACACCAAAACTTAGAATAAACAAGGATGAATATTGGGATTTCTATGTAAACAGGGATTCATGCGGAAAGTATGAATTCAATATCGGTGATTTATACGATAAATGTCTTATTTCCTATATAGATACATGTGATGAAGAATGTACGGATGATGAAGGCTGGATTTATTCAAAACCAGGGTATTACTGGGAAAACGCTCTTTCAAGTGGATATACGCTGAATAATATTACATATACTGGTGTAGACAACGGTTTGTTTACATTCAGGAAAGATAGAATAAGTAATAAGGATTTCCTTGAGATATTCCAGAAAAACCACTTTAAGATTGAGGAAAATGATTACAGGCTAAAACTCCATCCAGTTAGTGGAAGCACGTTACAATATGATTACCCAATTTCATTTGAAGATTGTAGCGCAAAGTTAAATGGTGGCTTTTTCCAAGGTTTTTTCAAGACAGAATGTGATAAATATCAAATTTTGCCTTCAACTTTTAATGCTGGAGACAATTTCTATTTCGAATTTACACTGAAGAAATGTGACCTTGAACCAGAGTCAGATAAAACCCTCAATGACAAGTACCCAGATAATAAAGGAATATTCTTTTATTTGGGAACGAGGTCGGAAAACAAATGGATTTATCTTTATGATAAGGATGATGTTGATGGTCTTGAGGAGTGTTTTGAATTGGGAATAGGTGATTTCGTCGAAGACGGGGAAATAGATAAGAATGATTATATTATAGGTAATTTCTATGACCCAAATCCAGATTTTGATGGGTATGACCCGTTTGAACTTGGTGATTATACGAATTATAATTACTATGATGAAGAATATTACGAGGATGACCCATGTGATTGGAACGACATGTATGATTATCTTGAGATACCGACATCAAAGAAACCAAAGATAATAGACGAAAACCTTCCACATACGACACTTACCTGGTGCTGTGGCGAAGAAAGTGAAAGATACGAGGATGATGGTTGGACTCCGTTCTTCAGAGGCTGTGCTTGCCCAGTATTATACAGAAAAAAAAGGAAAGTCACGGATACTACGGATGACCCAAACCCACTCAAGATGGGCGATGAATTCGGTGAGGACTATATTGGTGATTTTGAAGACCTTGGTGACCTTGCAGACTGTCAGGATTACATAGAACCTGAGCTTGATATTACGAATTTCGAGTATTATACGGATAACGGATTTAATTTGGGAGAAGCAAACCAATATTATTTCTATACTGATAACAAGTTTCTTATGTTTGACAGGACTTGTAATGGAAAAACAATACATAACTGGATAGAGGGTACACAATTCATGTATTATGGTAGAAAAAGTCAGTTTACTGGTAATTTATTCATATTAATGAATAGAACCTGTACTGGATACACAGTACATGACATAGAGAAACTGAAGGAGGAAAATGCGAATAATTACAACCCGTACAACGACATTGTAAATAATGCCTTCGCTCTTAGGATTACAGATAAGGGAGAAATAGGTTACAGAATACTTACAGTCGATTGCGAGAAGGAAGGTAGAGATAAGACTGGAATTATAGAAGGATATTCGTTTGAGAACGTAATTCCAGACTGTGAGTGGGTTACTGTAATGGTAAGGGTGATTTTCTTTGATAAGACTATGAAACTGATGTTCTTTGTAAACGGAAAACTGGTGTATATAACAAAGGAAATACCCAAAATTAACCTGAGGAAACTTAACGACCTTTATGAAAAGCAGGAAGGTGTTCCGTATAACATATCAATAGGTGGAGGAACACAGGGACTTGCTGAGACGATACAATATAACTATATGTTGAACCCTACAAGGGTTTACCCTCTTGAAAAGAATTTCGCTGGAAGTTTTATAGGTTATATAAGGTCATTTAAGATATATAACTGTTTCATGGAACCGATGATAATCGACAACAATTTCAAGTATGAAATGAATAGGTTAAAACCAAAGGTTGAACCAATTATCCCAGACGATGATTGGGATGAAGAAGATGGTTGGGATTAAAAAATGAAATAAAAAAAAGAATAAAATATGAAATATATTAAGTTATTTGAAAATCACTCAGGATATAGTGAGTATCTTGCATCAAGTGAATACCTTAGGCCAAATGTATCTCACTGCATTCAGGAGAATGAAGTGCATTATACAGTTCCAATTGATTGGTCAAAGGAATACTTTACAATTGAAAGCCTTGAAAATAGCAATACAATTTATCTGAAAGCATCAAATAGTGCAGTGGCAAAGGCTGTTTCAGTGTCAACTGATAATGGTGCTACTTGGGCTGAGTACGTATCATCAACAGGTGGTAGTGGTACAACACTCGCAACACTTAATAATGGGGATAAACTGCTTGTTAAGGGAGAAAACAGTTCTTATGCAACATCAACCACAGTCTATAACCAATTCGACACAACTGGTCAATTTGAAGTTAAGGGTAATATAATGTCACTTATCAGTGGAGACTCTTTTGCAAGTGCTGATGAATTAACAGAAGCATATACATTTGTTTATTTATTCCGTGGATGCACAGGTTTAACATTAGCTGTAAACCTTGTATTACCCGCTACAATATTAGCAAGTTATTGTTATTCAAGTATGTTCTTTGGTTGTAGAAGTCTCACAGCAGCACCTGAATTGCCCGCAACAACATTAGCAAATAATTGTTATAACTATATGTTCCAAGGTTGCACAAGTCTGACAACGGCACCTGAGTTACCTGCTACTACATTGACAAAGAATTGTTATGACCATATGTTCCAAGGTTGTTCAAGTCTTACAACAGTACCTGAGTTACCTGCTACTACATTGACAAAGAATTGTTATGACCATATGTTCTACAATTGTTCAAGTCTTACAACAGTACCTGAGTTACCTGCAACAATATTGTCAAATTATTGTTATTCGCAGATGTTCAATGGTTGTACAAGCCTTACAGCAGCACCTAATTTACCTGCTACAACATTGGTAAGTAATTGCTATTCGCAGATGTTCAATGGTTGTACAAGCCTTACAGCAGCACCTGAACTTCCTGCTACTACATTGACAAATAGTTGCTATAGAGGTATGTTCAATGGTTGTACGAGTCTGACTGTTGCTCCTGAACTTCCTGCAACAATATTGGCAAATAGTTGTTATCAAAGTATGTTCGGAGGTTGCACAAGTCTGACAGCAGCACCTGAATTACCTGCTACAACATTGGCAGATAGTTGTTATGCTAGTATGTTCCGAGGCTGTACTAGCCTGACAACAGCGCCTGAACTTCCAGCTACCACATTGACAAGCAGTTGTTATTCATATATGTTCTCTGGTTGTGCAAGCCTAACAACAGCACCTGAACTTCCAGCTACCACATTGACAAGCAATTGTTATCAGGAGATGTTCAATGGTTGCACAAGCCTAACAACAGCACCTGAGTTGCCTGCTACAACATTGGCGGCTTATTGTTATGAGAGTATGTTCCATTATTGTCCAAATCTTACAACAGCACCTGAGTTACCCGCTACAACATTGGCAAATAATTGTTATGCTAGTATGTTCGGGAATTGTACAAGTCTAACTGTAGCACCAGAACTTCCTGCAACAACATTGACAAATAGTTGTTATAACTATATGTTCAACGGTTGTTCAAATCTTAATTATATCAAGGCAATGTTCACGACAACACCAAGTGGCAGTTCACCAAATTACTATACACAAAACTGGGTTAAGGGTGTTGCTTCAACAGGTACATTTGTGAAGAATTCTGCTGCAACGTGGAATGTAACAGGTAGTCATGGTATACCAACAGGATGGGCTGTTGAAACCGCAACAGCGTAGAAAAACCACACACAACGCATATAAAGGGGATAATCTCAATTGAGGTTATCCCTTTTCTTTTAATAATCAATATAGTCATCAAGAACAAAGAAATCATTGATTATTCCCATTTTCAATGCTTTCTTATATGCTGTTTGATTTCCCCTAAAGAATTCTGTTTTGGTGTTATATTTCAATGCCTCTTCCTCTATGTGTTTATAAGTCCAGTATCCGTTCTTATGTTGTTTTTGTCTCACCATCCAGTCAAATTCGTCTATATACCCGTATTTATGGGCCGCAAGAAACGCTGTTAAGTTTCCCTTTTGAAACTCTTCCTTTGTTGAATATTTCCTTGCTTCAGCCATCATATTTTCCCTATTTTTCCAATATCCTTTTGGATGTTTCACTTTTTTCATAAAAATTGTAAGATTTATATAGATAAGTAGGTAAATAACGTGAATTAAGTGGAACTTTTTGATATTTATTTTTAAGAAAATAACAAAAAAAAAATAATAATTAGATTATGAGTTGCTTATATTACTACAAGTTAAATTCTGGATACCAATGCGATGTAAGTAAGCAGTGCAAGCTCACGATTAATGAGATAGACTCCAACTTCTATCAATTAAAGAGTGATGACATCGTATCGGCTGATTTCGTTAGAGATGAGAAAATACTTGTATTGACAAGAACCAATGGTGATGAGCTCATCGTTGACCTCAGTGATATGGTTTATGACCTTGAAGCCAACGCGAACTGTACTGACAGTGGCGTTACTCTTACCATGCACTATGATGGTAAGAATGGTGTTAAGGATATCAAGGTTGACAACCTGATTACCCTTGATATGTTAAGGAATAAGATTGAGGAACTTATTGGAACTGACATTCTTACAAAGGTTATCACTGACGGTACATTGAAGGGGTACGGAACACTTGATTCCCCACTTGGTCTCAATGGTACTGAGAAGACTGGTCAGTATGCCCCAGTGATAAGCAAGCTTGACCTTACAAACGGAGACCAGCTTCCTGAAGTTGCAAAACTCGGAACAAGATATGCAACAGTTGAGTATGTGAATGATTATGGATACCTCTATAACGGAGAAGGTGTTAAGAAGATTTCAGACCATGTGACAGAAGAAGGTCGTGGCTGGAGAGTTCCTAGCAAGGAAGACTGGGACAAGATGCTTAACCTCATTGAACCATGTGAAAACAGGAATCATGATTCTGCAAGCTGTCACAGGGAGCTTGGTCTTGTCGCTGGTAAATACCTCAAGTCAGCATGCGGATGGGTTGGACAGCCTCTTTGCGAATGTGGTGAAACCGTACCAGATACTGGTTGTACGATTGGTAACGGAAGTGTTACCCCTGGTGAATATGTTGACGATAGTGAGGACTATGGAGTACCAGAGTCGAGCGTTGACGGAGCTCAGGGTGTTGATAAATATGGTATGAATATTCTCCCAGTTGGTGTTGCAGTCCTTGACGGATATGGAAAACCACAATACAACTCATTCAGGGAGAAGGCTGCAATGTGGACTACTTCATTTGTTCATGGAGACATTGACCAGGATAAATATGTAAAGGTATTTGACTGGAATAAGGCTGGCGTGACACAGGTTGCTGAATGTCCTACACCTTACTATGGAGTGAGGCTTGTAAAGGATTATGACGGTTCAAATTATTTTGATACAGAATACATTGACGGTGTTCCTTATAAGACAATTCTGTTCCCAGAAATCAGACAGATTTGGCTTGCTTCAAACTACGCAAAGAAAGAAGGTTTTGTTGAATACACAGCAAATGGAGAGACTCCAGAGGTTCTTCCAGTTAACAATGGTGAGGTTAATGAGAAGAGAAAGGCAGTCTTTATCAACGAATGGAATGGCTGCTACTGGGAAAAGAAAGAACTCAAGGAAGGTGACACCGTTGTTATTGAGAACCCTTGTATGACCAATACTGGTGGCGAAACCACGAACGTGTGCTGGAAAGATGAACTCGGTGTTGAAAATTGTGTTGAAGTTGAAATGCCAGAGCTTGCACAGCATAACATTGAATACAGGGTATTCACCACAAATGACAAGTGCGACCAAGACCTAATCAATACAGACTGGCTGGCAATTGAAAGACTTCTCAGGGTTGTAATCCCAATGATTGAGAAATACAAGAAGGATGCAGCAGACAGCGACGAACATCTCCAGGAACAGATTGATGACCTCAACGAAAAAGTTTCTGGATTAACAGAAGACCTTGCTGCTGAGGTTTCGGCACGTACAGCCGCAGATGAGGCTCTTGATGAAAAGATTAACGCTGAAATTGAACGTGCAACAAGCGCTGAGACGAAGATTGCAAGTGACCTTGCTGCTGAGGTTGAAAGGGCAACAGCTGCTGAAACTCAACTTCATGATGACATCTTGACAGAATCTGGTCGTGCAGCATCTGAAGAAGCAAGGATTGAAGCCAAACTCGATGCTGAAATAGAACGTTCAATTGCTGCTGACAGTGCATTTACAGGTGCGCTTGATGCTGAGATAGAACGCGCAAAAGCAGCAGAGGGAGAAATTTCTGGTCTTACAATTGATACGTCGAAAGACTATATCATGTCAGCGTCAACAGAATCTAACTATAACCTTGTTTTAGAATCAAAAGATGGTAATGAAGACCATTTCATTAAGATAAAGTTTGATGGAGATTTTGGTGAAATCTAATAATGATTAAAAATAAAGAATATTACAATGGAAAATAGATTACAATTTAGACATCATACTCCGATTTTCGAGACAAGACAGGAGGCAGTTGACTATATTTACACCCAAATAAGATATACTGATTCTGGTTTGGCAACAACTGACAGGTCGTATGGCTTTTCATTGCTTGCCGAACCTACCATCCTGAGGTATAAGAACGAGGAGGATGAATCAAACCCACATGTCATTATTGCAATTGGTGCCGCAACAAACGATGGTGCTGTTGGTTATGGCGATAATCGTTTCTGCATTATTGATATAGATAAGACGGAGAAGGAAATTGAAGAGCTTGGTGGTATTGTTGAAGATGCTATTAAAAGTTTGACCCTCATCGTCGCAAACTCAAACACTCTTAACCTTAACGCTGAAAAGACTGAGAGTGGAACGGTCGTCAGTGGCGACGTGAAACTGGCAAATGGAGTTGTTTTTGATGATATAAGGAGGCAAAATTCAATTCTTGAGACAGAAAACGGATTATTCCTGCACGTAAGCATGTCGTATGACAGTGAGAACGATTCAATTAGATTTATTGTAAATGGAGACGTTCTTGATGTTAAGCTTTCTAACAGCAAGCTTGCAAGTGGTGTATATGACAAGAAGGATGAATCAATTCACCTGTTTAACAATGATGGAAGTGAGGTTGTTATCAATTGTGAGGAACTTATTGCTGAATGGGGTATTGAAGGTGAGAATTCTAAGACACCTGTTGTGCTGACAAGGGATGAAATCGGATATTCATCGGATGACGGTCATTATCATGTAGAACCTTGGCAGGATGTGTTAAGAGCTGATGTAAGACTTAAGGACGAACAAAGGGTACTTCAAGAAGATGGCACGTATAGATATGTGAAAGACCCAGAAAGCACCAATATCCTTAACAGGACTGCGGACGGAAGATATCTTTATGTTGATGGAAGAGCCAGTAACATTATTTATTATGATAATGGTGTGAAGACAAACGTAAGGGACGCTCTTGATAAGGTTTCAAAAAACAAACCTTCAAGTGATGACAGGAACATTATCCAGTCAAAGGTTGATGGTCTCTTCGCCTCTTCAAGCCTTGAGTATATCACGTCAGAGAACACCCTTGTATTCAAGGCAAGCGGACAGCCAGAGACGAGATTGAAACTCAATAGCATTGAATTGTTCAAGGATATTCATTACGACCCAGCAACAGAAGAACTTGTTATCATTTACGTTGATAACGACAACAACGTACAGTCAGAGAGGATACCTCTTGGCGAAATGCTTAGAGACTGGGAATTGGAGCCACAGAATGACGGACACAACGTCTGGATTACAAAGACCAGGATTGTCAACGGTAATGACAAGGTTTCAGCTGACGTGAGAATTTATGAATCTGAGGACAACATTCTTGTTGAAAAGAATCATGAATTATTCGTTGATGGAAATGCAGATAATATCAAATATGGTGACAATTCAAACGTTAAGGCTGCTCTTGACCTACTGAACACTTCTAAGGCGGAACATAGTGCCGCAATTAACGAAATTAGCGGAAAAACTGATGCTGCAATCAATGATATTACAAATGATGACCACTCTATCAATATTGATAAGGCAAACCCACTAAAGCCAAACATTAGCGTAAGAAGGAGTTCTGAAGTTGAGGATGGCAGGAAAAATATCCTTAAATTAAACAACGACGGTTTGTTCGTTAATGTTGATTTATCATACATTGAAGGAGAAAACAAGCTTATTTTCCACACGTCTGGTGAAGATGCTGATAAGGAAATCATGCTTAATGGTATGTCAGATATCATTGATATTAGATATGACGAGACAACCGAGGAAATTGTTGTCCAGTACATGGCAAACGGAAGTGAAGTCAAGGAATTCAGACTTCCAATTCACCAGATTATCAGGGAGTGGAGAGTTACCGAAGGAACTGATGGAGCAATAAAGCTGATTAAGACTGAAAACCCAGATTATAATCAGGATGTGCTTAGTGCTTCTGTGATTATTAATACTACACATGATGACAATGCCCTTGTAAATGACCACGGCTCTCTCTATGTAGGCGCAAATGGAATTGTTGAAAAATCAACTTCTTTCCAATGTCTGAGCGCTGAAACCAAGGCAGTTGAGGAATTACTTGGTGTAGAAGGAAACTGCGCTGAAACAATTTCCTATCCATCTAAGGATGGAAGTATTCTTTCTGGTGCAACAACTTATGCTGAGGCAGATTCAATCCTTGAAGGTGCTATAAATGAGTTAAGAGAAGAAATTAGTGGTATTGACACTGATATAACTGGAGATGTGACAAATACCGTAGAGGTTAAGTCTTATCTCGATGAAGAAGGAAAGAGACACGTTTCGGCAGATGTTAGACTAAAGGATGGTGGAGACGCCGTTGTTGTTGATAACGACAACGCACTTGGTGTTGTTGAGAATGAGGGTCTTTATCTTAGCAAGACGTGGAATTGCGGAGAATATTCAGACGGAGATTCAGAGGACGTTTTAGATGACGACAGTTATATGAATTATAAGAGGCTTAACGGTGATGTTGAACCATAAGGAGATAAAATTGATGGACATGAATATGTTGACCTCGGTCTTCCAAGTGGAGCAAAGTGGGCTTCAATGAATGTTGGAGCAAACTCTGTAACGGATAGTGGTTTTTTCTTCGCATGGGGAGAAACAGACGGTTATTCAGATGAAGAGGCTGGTACTGTCAAGAGATTCACGTTCTTAGATAGCGATTACAAATATGGTGAAGGAACCCCGTTTAGTAAGTATGATACTGACGGTTTAACGGAACTTGAACCTTCGGATGATGGTGTTCAGCAAGCCTGGGGAGGTTCTTGGGTAACGCCAACAAAGAGCGACTTTGACGAACTCATTTCAAACACCACGTTTGCGTGGGTCAACAACTACCAGAACTCTGGTGTTCCTGGAGCAACGTTTACTGGAAACGGCAATGTTTTATTCATACCAGCAGTTGGTTATGCTTATGATGGAACAATTGGTGACAACGGTGCGCTTGGAATCGTGTGGGCTTCTTCGCTGAACACGGAAGGAACTGATTATGTATATGGGTTTAGCGTAGACGATGCTGAGGCTGGCGTACATAACTACTTTGAACGTTGTAGTGGTCTCAAACTTCGTGGTATATCCAAATAAATAATAAGAAAAAAAAGAGGGAACGATATATCCTTGGTTATTTAAAACTAAGAGATATATCGTTCTTTTTTTTTTAGGAAATATGTTTATAACTTTCCGTTTTCTTTTAGCCAAATTACCATTTCAAATACTGCATCAATGGGGTCTAAATACCAATCAGAACACTTGAGTTCTACAGGTAGAGTAACTCGGCATAATTCTGTAGAAGACCCTCTTTCCAAACGTGCTGATTTAGGGAGCATGTTGAACAGTGCAGTAAGACTCCAAGCACGAATATGCTCTTCATCTTCATTAAAATCACCATCATCCATTGTTTCTATATAGTACCTTAAACTCGTAGGCCACCAATACATATCAGCGGTATTTATATCAATCCCAAGTTCTATTAATTTCTTGGATTGTTCTATAGATGTACAAATTTTATCCATAATTTAATCTTTAAATTTTCCGCATTCTTTCATGTGCCAAAGAGTGTCAATAGCGTGTAATAAATAATATTTATCTTGGTTGCTATATGTATGATTATAGGCTTCTTTCAAAAAATCAATTACTTCCTCTACTTTATTTGACATAAATTATTCTTTATAAGGATTATTATTTTCTGTCACGGCAATTGCTAAACCTTTCTCAATTAACCCTCTGTAGTCAAAATGATATTTATTATAAAAATCAATTGCAAACACACTACTTGCAGCACTTTCTATTGTATGTCCTTCTGGGCTCTCAAGGGCTTTTAGTTCAAGCTCAAATATTTTTTCAAATTCAATTTCTTCTTCCTCAGTCATAGAAGACATTGGACGAAGGTATGGCTTAAATGTACCTATTCTATGTTCCCACCCATCATTATCAATGAAATCAGCTCCATCATATCCTATAATAGTAAATGGTGGATATTCATTGTCTTCCCATGCTTTAATTTCATATTGTAACCTACTACAGAGGTCTTTTATCAACAATTCTTTTTCTTCCTGTGTCATATCTTATCCACCTTTTAGGTTCTTTAAATCTTCATAAAGTTCTTCAAGATAATCTGGTTCAAAAGTAAAAGAATCTATTGCTCTTTTAAGGTCATGCAACTGGTCATCACTTGGCTTCCATCCGTATCTTTCTTTGAGTGATTTGAGCCACTTAATTTCTTTGAAATATCTTTCAGCTAATTGTTCTGTAGGATAATCTTCAAGACGTTTTTGTATATCATTTATGATTCCCGTAACTATCTTCTCATCCTCTTTGCCCCATTTGGCAGGCTTATGAGGAATTAAAGACAGCAAGTATGCTGCACGTTCTTTTACTTCTTCTACTGTGGCATCATTATCATCTATAGCATCCCTGTAATCATCCATCATATCTTTTACAGCATCTTCAAATTCCGTCAGTTTGAGCTGCTCAACCTTCTTCAACTCTTTCTTCTCAGCATCCCACTCGTATTCTGATTCCTTCATTTTCTCAAAAAGAATGGTTCGTTCGTCTTTAGTGGCAGGGCAAACATCGTTTGGAATACTAATCAAACCATCTGTAGCAACGTTTTTAGTTACATAGTTCATGTTTACACAAGCATAGTAATGCTCCTTATCTTTATAAATCCATATAAGACGATGAGATGGAGAATTGAGTACATCACCATCCTTTGTATCTTGGATAGTCCAGTACGTAAGGTCTTTTTCAACTTCTTCTATAGGATAATTTGCTTCTACTCCATCATAACAAAGCACACGATATAATCCGTCATTAACCGAAAGTATTTTAAAAATGTTGCCGCTACTGATTGCTCTTACCCAATCACCAACCTTAAACTTTGGCTCAACCTTATCATTAGGCTTTGATTCACTATAAAGACAATTATTAACAATCTCATTATATTCTTTAGAAGATATACCAAGACTTTCTTCTGGCGATTTCATTTCAATAACAGGCTTATTTTCACCTTGCTTTTTAAGCCAAGCAATAAACCTATCGCATTCAGGGAAACCAGCAAGTCTTGATTTTACAAAGTCAATAAGTTCTTTTCTTATTTTCTCACTATCATTCTCTTTGAGTTCGGGGAAATAGTATTCTATGTCTGTTACTATTTCCTTTTTTAGCACCCATAAATCAGTTTCTTCGTGGTTGCTTAGTGCATCACGAAACTTTCGCATATTTCCAATAGCCTCATCATAGGCTCTTGCTTTCTCTTCTATTGATAGTTCTTTCATGGTTTCACTATTTTAATTTTTTTAAACACTCCAAAAGTTCAGATAGTACATCGTACTTAATATCTTTTATAGATAGAACATCGCTCAAAGCATTTATCTGTTTTTCAGTTGGCTTCCACTGCTTCTGAAATCTCAGCGATTTAAGCCAATCTATATCTTGTTCTTGTTGATAAATCTCGTCAGTATCTCCTTTTCGATTTTTCCAAATAAAATCTGAAATACGATTAACTCTTTTCTCATCCTCTTCACTCCACTCTTGTTTAAAGGATTCGAGCCAGCGGTGAGCTTTTATCATGTCTATACCTTTTTCTTCAAGGTATTTTGCAGATTCTTTACATGTAATTGCATTACCAATATAACGAACCATATCCTCATCTTCATCACTCCACTCAGTAGGCTTTAGTTGCACTTTATCTTTGATAGATTTAAACCACTTGAGTTCTTCTTCAACTTTTGTTGGTAATTGTCCCATATAGCATTTTCCAAGAACACCAAGAGTTCTAGTATACATACTTTCATCCTCTTCATTCCATTCGATAGATTGCAGAGCATCTGCTTTTCCCCTTTCGTATTCTGCATTAAAGAAATCAGATAACATGGGGCGTGTGTTCTCAATCTTCTTCAACTCTTTCTTTTCAAAGTCAAATGTATATCCAGCATCAGCCATTGCTTTCATCAAAGTTTCACGCTGTTCTTCGGTTGCTGGGTGAACTACTGCATCGATAAGGCAGAAACATTCGTTTTTACCTATATCATCATAGAATCTTCCATCATCGGTGTTTATATGACAATATCCCATTAAACGTGTGTCATTGATGAAATGGAATATGAAGATATTAGAACCATTTACAAGCACATCACCTGATTTTGCATATTCGATAGTCCAAAGATGAAATGTCTTATTTACCCATTCTATTGTAGGACGCGATTCACCTCCTTCTACACCTTCTAAGAGATAAAATTGATTTAGGATTCCTTCTATTTTCCAGACGTTACCACAATTATCCACAACCAAATCACCAACCTTAAACTTTGGTTCAACCTTATCAGCAGGGGTTTGTTTCCCTTGCTTTTCAAGCCAAGTAAGTATTTCATCTACTTCCCATTTATGTAAGGCATAGCCACCTTGCTCATGCGACTTCTTTACAAGATTAATAAGTTTTTCCCGAATCTTATCATCATCACTCTCATGGAGTTCTGAAAAGATATATTCCATTCGCTTGATTTCGGCGAGGTCACTGCTATATTTGTGTATCTTCCTTGCTCTTTCAAGAGCCTCATCATAGGCTCTTGCCTTTTCTTCTATTGTCTTCATAATTAATCAACCCTAAGTAAATAATCGCTACAATGATGTATCTCTTCTCCACATAAGCCCAAGCTTACATTAACTTGTGGAGAGCCACACCCATCATAATCACACCAAACATTAACTTTTAGATTCTCTCTTAAAAAGTTAAACAGATAATCTTTATCAATCATACTTTAATTTATTTTTAGTTAGGAATATTGGAATTGAACCAATCAGAGTCATCATCTTGAATCAGCATCTTGCCTTCTCTGACCACCAAACTGGTATTCCCGTTCCATTTACAATACTCTATTTATATGATTATCAAAATCAATTTCCTTATAACTTACAATTTCACCATCTTCATCATTTTTAAAAGATGGATATTTACATATTGTTCTCAACATCTCATTTTCTGTGTCTGCCAATACAAACAAATCATAATATGAAATACCAAAATGATATGTTTTAATGTGTACCTTCCAAAGTCTCATAATGTTATTTTAATTTAATAGGTTCATCACTATAAGTCATTTCTTTACCAATGAGATATTTAATGGTTTCTTTTGGTAATAATACACCCCGTCTATATTCAGGTTCAACAGAATTAGCCGTCCATCTTTGACCCCAAGTAACTTCCAAATCCATGTTTGGAAAATTTCTATGTGGTTTGACTGGAAATATTCTTTCATCTCCATGTCCATCAACACATATCCAAGATTCTTCTTTATTCATATTATTCCCTATATTTAAGATTATCTAACCATTCCATTTCTTCACTGTAGGAAATACCATGTAACTTTTCAAGTTGAAGAAGAGCAATCTTAATCTCTTCTACTTTGCCAAAATCACTTGCACTCCATTTCATAATATATTATTATTTTTTAATTGTTTAAATACATTACAAATATAGGATATTTTTTTGAAATAACCAAATAATCCCTTATTTCAGTATCATTTTTCATAACAAGTTTTTTAAATTAAATTTTCAAGTATGTATTTCAACGATGCCTCAACAGCATCTTCGTAAGAATCAACATAAGTAGTTCCAACAATTTCTCTTGTAATATATTTAACAACGCCAAGAGGAATTGTTTCTATAGTAATATGATAACCTTTAGGACCCCTTGCAATTCCAATATGTAATTTATGTACTTCCCTCAACCAAGCCATCGCCATTTGATGAGTCGGAGCTAATGCACAAAAATCATCACAAGCTTCTTCGCTATTAATATAACCTACATGATTAAAAGATAAATAACCTTCATTATCATATTTTAACCAACAAGATTCATCAAACCCTTTCTCTTTGAGCAGCTTGGCTACTTCAAATGAAACGTAAGCTTCTTCTATCATATTATTTAATTATTTTTTTTAAGACAATATTTTAATGCTTGTTCAACTGTTTCCTCATAAGAAGGAAAACCTTTCCTTAAAGGATTCTCATAATAGTTATCACCTTCCCATAAAGAGAAATAACAACTTGTATTAGAATAAGGTTCAATAACTATAAAAATATTATGTACTTCCCTCAACCAAGCCATTGCCATTTGATGGGTTGGGGCATTATAAAACTTATCACCAATCTGGGTATTAGTAAACACAGTTCCTCTGTATAGTTCTTTACTGTCAAACTTGTAGAAGTGTTGAACAGGTTCATCAAATCCTTTCTCTTTCAGCAGCTTTGCCACTTCAAAAGAACAATACGCTTCTTTAACCATAACTTATTTTACATTTAAATCATTTTCAATTTCTAACTCCCAAACAGTTTCTTTCTGGTTAAGATATTCATATATCCCATCCAGAGTCATTTGTTTGAATTGTGGATATATTTCGCGCATATCCATAACATATTTAAGAAAGGTTCCGACTTGCTGATGTATTCCGATTTTTTCTCGGATATTATAATATTCTTGTCGTGTCATGGGCTTTCATGTATTTCTCGTTTTGTTCTCTGTTTAGTTTCTTGATATATTTCTTTAATTCTCTTATTTGTTCTTCAAGATTCTTTAATACTTGACCTCTAATTTTTATTTCTTCTATTGTTTGCTTTTCCCAAATATCTTTATCTAAATTCGGATAATCATATGGGTCCCAAAATTCTTTTTTTATGATATCAATACTAACTTGGATATACCGATATTTTTCTTTTAAACCTTTAAGTTCCTTTATTTTGTTACTAAGTTCTTGTTCCTTCATTTAACACGGCTTTCATATATTTCTCGTACTCTTCATCTGTATGGTTCGGGTGTTTCTTATGAAATTTAATAGTTAATTTACAACCATTAATATCTCCTGTACCATAATACCCACAACCTAAGTACAGCAAATTCATATAGCTCATCATATTTTTGACGAGTTAAATCCTTTGAATGGAATATCTTTGTGTACTTACTCTGTATAATCATATTTAGTCCTCCAAATTATCGACATCTTGGCTTGTATGCCCTAATAATTCTCTGTACAAAACAATATCATCTTTGTTAAAAGATTCTTTGGCTTTAAATTGTTCATACATATTTTTAAGCCAAGAAATGTCTCCATTTTCTCTTATTTTAATATCAATGCCCATATATTATTTCCATTTCTTCAGTAGTCATTTCTTCAATGATAATGCTGTATTCTTTATTTGACTCTATTTTATTCTTTACTAGTTTCAAGTGATATAAACAATCTATTAGTGAATGATTTCCAAAAGAATCCGTATTGTCTTCTGCTGATATACAAATATCTTTTTCATTCATATTTTCATCAAACATTTTATATACACAAACATCTGACACGCTTTCAACAGCACAATATATAGTGTATTCATTACGCATATATCCATACTGTTCTATATATTTTGTTTTGAATCCTCCAGTTTTAAATGCCATCTTTTTCTATTTTTAATTCACAATGCCGACAAGACAAATGGTTATTTACATCCATATGGGAACAAAAAGTTGGAATACACTTTTGTTTATACAATTTACAGTACTTATAATATTTCATTGTTCTTGTTTTTGTTTACGTTTCTTTCTATTTTCTTGTGCTCTCAATGAGTATACCTTACCACTAAAACTTGCAATTAACATCGTTTCTATATAGTACCTTAAACTTGTAGGCCACCAATACATATCAGCCGTGCTAACATCAATTCCAAGTTCAATTAACTTCTTAGATTGGTTTATATCCGTGCAAATCTTATTCATTTCCTATTTTTATTAGTTCTGGTCTAACATTAAAATCGTTACATTCTTTTGCTACCTTGCTATAATTTCCAATGTAGCCTCCGTCTATATCTTTGTTAAGTTTAAAACAACGCCCAGTACAAGCATGAAGTCCATAACCTTCAAAATGCGTACAAAAGTTACATGCTTTAACTTCATCCAAATCTCTATATATATCTCCGTTTGTTCCGATTCCAACTCTAATTTTCATAAGGCTTATTATCTTTTGTTACTGGAATTGCTAATTTTTTCTCAATTAACCCACGGTAGTCAAAATGGTGGGCATTGAGCCAATCAATTTGATTAACATTTGGAATACGAACACCATTTTCTACTTCAATTCCAGGAGCGATATGCTCATATTCTTTTCTTTCTTCACTGGTCATCGAAGACATTGGACGAAGGTAGGGTTTAATTTCTGTATCACCATCTTCATCATTGAGCAACTGCTCAATATGGTCAGGTTCAAGGGTTGTGTTAATATACGTCCCTTCACTCATAACCCACCATGTAAGTCCTATTTTAACGTCATAAGCCAACCTACCGCATAGGTCTTTAAGTAAAAGTGATTTTTCTTCTTGTGTCATAAGGTATTCTCCTCAATTAGCTTTTTCTTTTCTTCTTCGGTATAATCAAAGTTGTCTATGTTAGCAACTAGATTTTCCCATAGTTTTCCAGTTACATCAAGTGTAGCTGAGTTCCACCAATAGCCTGCGCCAAACCATCCGCCTTGTTTTGTTCTTACGTATACCCCAAGTCCCTCATTTTCTCCTTTATAAGTGATAACAAACTTATCAGAATGCGTAGAATAAAGCCAATAGGACAATTTTACTGATTTGACATATCGTTCAAACAATTCAGGATATTTCTTTCTAAATTGGATGAACCCAAGAACCTCATCAACTTGAATAATGAAGTGACGAGAGAATCTAATTTTTCCATCATCAAAACAATGATACTTTTTTCCAACTTCTGGAACTGGCTCAAGGTATTTCTTACGACTATATAAGACAGTCCTATCAGGAATAGGATACATATTTCTTCGTTGACGAGGAAAATAACCTCTTGAATTCTTTTTGCTCATATCATTCTATTAACATTTTAATAAAATCATAAAAAATGGAAAAAATGCAAAGTATAAAATAAACAGGCCAAAATAGAATATAGGTTAATCTAAGTAATACTCTCCATATACGTTTAAGTTTAGCAAATTCTTCTGTTTCAGAAACTTTCATACCCAAGAATGTTATAAATCCGCACAGAAGATAAAAGAATGTAATAATTATAATAGTCATAATTAAATCAAATTTTTAAATACGTTTTATTGCATTAGGCTTACAAAGAACTTCCACAACCTCATCTTTACCTACATCTATTTGAACGATAGCTGTGATAATTTTATTAAACAGGTCTTTATCTGTTGAATTAGACTTGATTGTTAAATCAATTTGAACCATATTTTAAATCAAGTTCGTAAGTACATATTCCAATGCTGCTTCAATAGCATCTTCATATTTCCAATTAAAGTTTGTACATCCAAGTTTTACATATTTACATTCCTTATCAAGAATTGTATAACTGAAATGATATTTACCATTAAGGTCTATACTTGTACTGATTTCAATAAAGATATGGTGAACTTCTCTCAACCAAGCCAACGCCATTTGATGGGTTGGTACATCTAATACGAACTCTCTTTTTTCAGACTTGGTAACTCTTGGAAAATTAGTTGGTATTAAATATTTATTTCTATTATACATGGCATGACATACTTCATCAAATCCTTTCTCTTTAAGTAGTTTGGCTACTTCAAAAGAACAATATGCTTCTTTTATCATAAATTATTTTATTTCTGTTTATAAGTTTCCTGTGTATCTTGCTAGGTCTTCACAAACACCACAATAACCTATGTAAGTATAGTCACCACATAGTTCTCCTTGTTTATAATACCAATATTCTGGAATTTCCTTTCCACACTTAATACATTTCATAAATTTCTATTTTGTTACATTATACATTTCTTCAGGTGCTTCAAGAGCTAACCCCATAGGAATTAAACCACGATAGTCAAACATTTTCTTGTTTAGCCAATCAATTTCTTTTGAATCACCTATAAATTTAGAATTAGCCAATTCACATAATTCATCATATTCTTCCTCCGTCATTGAACTCATTGGACGGAGATAGGGTTTTATACTTTCTATACGAAATGAGTCTGAATCAACATCTAAATACACTTCATGCCCGTTGATACCCATTAAAATGCATGTCTCTTTTTCATAGAGACAAACTTTTACTTTAAAAGGCAACCTTGCACAAAGGTCTACCAATAATAATTTTTTTTCTTCCTGTGTCATATTGTTATTCTCCTTTAAGTTTTTCTGGTTGTTCACTAATGTCCTGAGGTTAAAGATTTTCAAGCCAGACAACCATATCATTGCAGTCTACATTATTATGATTCATTACACCTTGACCAATATTTTCAAGTACCAAATCAATAAGTGCTTCCTTCACCTTCTCATCATCACTCTTACGGAGTTCTGGCACATTATCACTCACCCAATTCTGTAATGTAGGATTTTCTTCCATTGCTCTTTTTAAACCAAGGTCATAGAAAAATCTTGCCGTTGCTTCAATGTCACCCAAGGTAATTTTATAAGTTTCTGGATGAAAACCACGCATAGTTGTGTAATGCTTCTTTATTGTTTCCATCCATTTTTCCAAATCAAAATCATTTCCATTCATAGTTTCATTTTTCTTTGACATAACTTATTCTTTATATGGATTATTCTCTTCTGTAACGGCAATTGCCAATCCTTTTTCAATTAAGCCACGATAGTCGAAGTGGCGTGCATTGAGCCAATCTAAAAGTGGTAAAGACAAATTCTCAAAATCCCCAGCCCATTCAAGTTCTTCGTATTTATCAAACTCTTCCTCAGTCATCGAAGACATTGGACGGAGATAGGGTTTAATGTCAACAATTTCGTTATAATAAAATGCGTCTCTTAAAACATCACCATAGTTATGTTCTAAATCCAATACACCTTCTTCTGTTGTTCCGTCTTTAAGCCAAACCTTGACTTTAACATGGTATGGTAATCTTGAACAAAGGTCTTTGAATATTAATTCTTTTTCTTCTTGTGTCATGTATTTCGCTTAATCATTAAGATATTTAACTTTTGTCATTTTAAGGTATTCATCAATCTCTTTCCATTTATTAGCATCTGTCAAATCATAGCCATGTTTAATGTTAGTGAATAGTTTGTTCGGAAAATCTATATCAACAGACTGTACTGGGATGTTAATTCCAAATTTTCCAGTGGTATTATTGATTAATGTCAACCAATAATCATTGGCTATTTCTCCTTCAACGACTTTTGTTGCTAACGGTGAATTATCTGAAAGAGAAAAACAACTATCTAAGATTGTATTTAATTCCTCTCTATCTATCCTTAACATGTAAAGATTACCAACACCAAAATAATCTCTGTTTGTGACCTTTAGCACTTCAATATTGAACTCAGAATTAATCTTAACAATCTTCTTCATGTTAATTAATTCCAAATTTTGAGACCAAGTGACAAAGAAATACTTTGATAAATCAAATTCTTTGTTTAATTCATCGGCGGTTGTCAGATAAGGATACGGTTCAATGAAACTAACGTCTTCAATGGTGATGATTACATATTTACCACATTGTTTTGAGTAAACATGCAAACCCTTTAAGTTGGGATACATATCTTCTTTATTACCTTCCATTATTCCAAGATAATGAAAATTTCCAGTGTTCAACATTGGACCGATGTCATTCTTTCCACCAGTAATTAACTTTAATCCATCTGGTATTGTGATAGTCGAGTTTATTATGCCACCATATTGACCTTGCTTTACCTTATATGTCTTAAATTTCATGTCTTTTGTTTAATAATTGTTAACTTTGTTTAAGCTTTCCAACCACTCTTCAAGCGTCATTTTATCCTTCCTGTTTGTTCGCTCACGGTTGCAGTAGTCTGGGCAATAAGAGTCTCCTTTGACAATATGTTTCTCCTCATAGTCCGTACAAGGAGAAGTTGTGTGCATATAACATACACCTTCACCATCATGCTTGACAAGACGAGCACCAATAACTTTGTAGCCTTCTCCGTGGGTAACCTTATACCACCAGCAATTCTTGCATCGTCCGTGATTCATGTTCAGTCCTCCATTGCTTTACGATAATCTTCCGCTAATTTTACAAAATCAATTTCATCGTCACCAAAATCGGAAGTTAAATACCAACCACTGCCACCTTTACGAAGCCACTCATAAGTCTTTTCTATCATCGTTTTGTCAGCCCAAACAGCCCCATCAAGAATAGCAAGTTGGATACTTTCTTTTAGTTCTTCGTTCTCCATATCTTTACCTTTAAAAGATAAAGCGTAGTTCACTCTTTCTTCTTTCCGTGTCATATCACATTCTTTTTGTAAGTTCGTTAAATGATGGTACCTATTCTCCTTTCAGTAATTTAACTGTTTCGTCACTTGCGTATCTCGAAAGACGTTCAATTATTTCACCCTTTGTCATACCAGCTGCCACCGTTATATCTAGGTCACTATCAGCGCCCTCTGTGTTAAACGTTATCAATGCTTCGTCTCCAGACGCAAAGTTAGCACCAAACATCGGTATCTGTTTTTTCGAGAAGCCTTTTTCAAGCATCAATTCCTGGGCTGCTTTGTTAACGAACCTTTCTGCTTTATTTAAAGCATGCAACGAATCGTCAAGATAACCCATCCAACTTTTCTTTGCCATATACTTTTTTTTTTAGAAATTAGTTTTCTTCTTACAATGCAAATATACGATATTTTTCCAGAAAAAACAATTTTTTAAGATATTTTAACTTTGGAATGGGTTATACCTTTCTTCATCTTGTACGTCAAAAATAACTTCCTTGCAACAATCCTTTTTTGTTTCACCATCACCGCCACCAACATAACATACGTTAGGCAATGATATACCTGTTGGAATACCATTCGCATTAGTATAGACCAGCGCATCCATATTATAATCTAATAATATGGTGATTAACTCTTTAACTGTTAAAATCTTTCTCATATCGTTCTATATATTTTCGTTTTATTTTTTCTATGTATTTCAATACATCCTCTTTATTTTCAAATTCGCCATTTTCCAAAAAAAGTTCAATAAACTCTTCCGTGTTGCATATTGGACAAGGAATGTCACCACCAATAAAATAACCCTCACTGTCCCAAGAATCCATATCATACAGATAGCCATCCAAACATACAGCATCAGGATACGATGCACCGAAAAGTGGAAATTCTATACCACATCCTTTTTTATTCTTCTCCATTTTTCAATTGTTTATATAATTCCTCAATATATTCTTCCCTTTGTCTCTTCCATTCATCATAATTGTCAATGACTTCCCCGTAATAATCAATAGGGGGTGTTATTTGTTCTGGTGATATAAATGGAAACACTACTCTTAAAGGAAGCATATAAAGCATTTGCTTGGTCACGTTCTTCCTCACATCAGGTGCCCATTTCATCACATCTTCCCTGATATAATCAAAACAGTATTTCTTCTTTTGTCCAAGTGCTCTTTTCCATTCTTCAAAAAAATCATTCGGTCCGATTTTATTGCAATACATACCAGGTGCTATTTCATATTTATTTTCGTTTATTTTCTTCGGATAAGGAAATACAATTTCAATTTCCTTTAATGGTTCAGTGAAATTAAATGGCAAACTTGGTGCTCCACGTCTTATAGGCTCAAATAGTTTTTTCTTCTTTTTCATAATATTTTTTACATTATCCTCTGTTATATTTTTCTTTTATTAGTTCTGGTAATTCACTAAACCCAATTTCTTCAATATCACAACCCCACCACTCACCATTTGGAAATGTCTTGTCTATAAAAGTTTCAAGCCTAAGTGCATGACCTAAATAGTCACAATACGAATCTGTGCCATAGCATTCAATAAAATCAGCATTCTTATCTAAGAAATATCTATAATCAGATGAATTGTTTTGTAGGCAATAAATTATATTTTCTCCAGTATATCCTTCATTGCTATCATAGTGAATTGTTATCTTAAATCTTCGTCTACTCATTTTAATTCTTTATCTAATATCCTAAGTGTTACCATAGTGCATTTATTTTTGTTTCTGATTTACAAACAAGATGTTGACTTTTCAACCTATCCAATTCATATTGCACGTGTTGTTTGTACCAACAATTGTTACAATCGTTGTTGTTGAAGCAATACCTATCACATCCGTAGTGTGCCAAAAGACGTTCTATTTCACTCATTTACAAGATTATCCCTTAATGATGTTTTGATATGACATTCGCCATATTTTTCCTTTATTAATGATTTCTGTGTGTTTAACACTTCTATTAAAGAAGCATTATCCTCATCTTCGTGGTCAACATACAGGCATTCATATTCATACTCACCAAAGTCCTCAATGAGATTATATCTTATCATTTCTTTGATATGGTCTTCAAAATCAAGATATCCTATTCTCATTTCACCTGCATTTCCAACTACTTTAACGTATACCTCATTATATGGTATGGATGTATAGAAAAGAAATGAACCATTTTCATTGGTTACTGGCTTTATTTCGGTATAAGGGACAAAAATCTCCGTTAAAAGCACATCATCAAATGTCATTCCTAATGATTTTGGTTCTTTAAATATGTATCTTTCAAACGGATAACATTCATTGAAACACTTTAAAAAATCTTCATCATAACTATTCATAACTTATTCCTTTCTATCTCCTAATTTTAAAATAAACACTTCCTTATCCTCTGGTGCTCCCCACTCAGGTTTTCCCATGCCGATTTTAATTTCTTTTAGTTCAAACAGCATTGTCCGTTTGGTATATCCATAACGGAATCTAACGTGGGTATAGCCCCTTGTCCCATATTTCGGAATCAAATATTTGTAACTATGACATAATGGGTTTTCAATATTCGTTTCCGTGATTGAATCGAACATATGTCCATCATAACATTTTATTCCTAATGGGTATTTATATAATAACCTATTGCACCAATGGGGCTTAATTTGTCTGTATTCTTCCTTCTTGACACCACTTTCAATCATATCATACCACTCTTTCTTAAGTGGCAGGTCAAGTATTTTCATTTCCTTTTCCATATTATTTCATTTTAACAGTAGTTTCATCTATATACTCAAACTCATCGATATAATCTGAAAGGTTCCATTCTCCTTCATCTTTGGGCCTTAAATGATTCCATGGCTCATTCAGCCACTTCTCGTCATACATTATTATATCACCTACATTATGGTTAAAAGAATAAGTAAGTACTACGAAAAAATTCTTCGCCTTATATAATACCATGTATTCGGCATCGTCATCTCTTGTGTAGCATTGCCCAACTACTAAATCGTCAATTTTTATCATTTTCTTTTTCAGTATTTATTCCTTTCAAAAAATCAATAATTTCGTCATGATATGGATTATCTTCACTTGGAAGCATAGACTTTATCTTTTCTATAAACTCCCTGTCATGATTATAAGTCTCCCACAGGATTTCTGCGGTTACTCTATTCTTGTCATAAGAACCACTACACAATTTCTGCTCAATTTCCTTTTCTTTATCCCTAATCTTCTTGAGTTGTTCCTCAGTTACTCTATCCTTACACATAAGTCCAAGGTAGAAAGCATTAGTCCATTCATTTTCAAGGGCATCAGCACATTTGCCTTCAAATTTAAACAATCTTTCATAGTCTTGTCTTCGTCCTCTGAAATAGTTTGAAAGTTCATTGTTGACAATCTGATTCTTCCTTTTCTTTATGGTTTGAAGCACTTCATATCCTTCCTTCAATGACGGACATTCGACAATCTCATTAAGAATTGTCTTTATTCTTGCACAAACCTCCGCACGTCCATGACTTATCCAACCCTCACGTGTCGTTGTCCATAGGTTTTTCCGTTCGTCTGAGCGTATTTTATCCACCTCCTTGAGGTATTCTTCAACAGCGTCATAAAGACGCTTCACAACACGCCTAATTCGGTCTTGAAACTCAGCCTCAGAAAACTCCAAAGTATCTGGGTCATTTAATAATTGCGAGAGTAATTCTAATTTTTCTTGTTTTGATAAAGCACTTAATTCAATCATATACTTTAAAAAAATATGACGGTTTTATATTGCCAACAAAGTTATATTCTTTGGGCATATCTTTTCGATTCCCACTAACAAGTTCATAAACATCATCATACTTAATATCTTGTGCAACAAACGTTATGCGCATCGTAAAGGTAGAAACGCCACAACTATTATACCCTTTACTAGAATAAAATCTTTTAAGGTTGCTATAACATAGTTCTTGGATTGTATTCTCACTTAAAGGTTTCCCTTCCCAATCTGTTTTGTCAATGCGGGAAAGTATATATTCTTCTATGTTTTTATTTTTGGCGGTAACATCAAAATCTATAGAAATAACTGGTGTGTTCCTTATTAGTTTTGATAGTTTTGCTATTGTATCAAGTGTTATTTTCTTATATTCCTTTGTCATGTCTATATTAATCATAATACTATTTCTTTTTCAATTCCATAAAGTCTTAACGCATGCTGTAATTGGTGAACATGTTTCAGATTTATTGGAACGGGTGTGCAATTTATTGAAAGTGTAATTACATTCGTTTCTTTGAATACAATCTGAATAGGTTTTAGTTCTTTTGTTTGGATATACCATAAGTCAGTCATGTATTTAAACCCATTCTTTTCAAGAATTTCTGGAGTGAGCGGAATTGGTGTATAACAGCCCTCAATTGCCAAATCAATGTCTTCCCCACCATTAATCTGCGTTGGAAACCATTCTTTTGTTGGTTCATATTCATCTTCTATAAAAACATTTGGGTTATACATTACCCAATCATTAATCATTAATTCGTTTCCTGCCAACATAACTTTTTCTTCTTTTTCTAAACATTATGTTCGTATAGTTTGATATTTTACCATTTAATTCAGGTTATTACAAATATATGGTTTTTTTCCTTAATATCCAAAAGAAACATAAAAAAAAAAAGAGTGGCTAAACACACCACTCTTTTTTAACTGTATCCATAATATCCAAATGCAATTACCTTTTTACCGTTTGGCGTTTTATATGAATCCATGAACTTTTCATACTCAATTGCATCCCAATCATTAAAGAACTGGTCATAAGTGAGATAGTCATACTGAATCCAGTCTTCCTCCTTTTCTGCGTCTGATTTCTTCGCCCATTCTTGGTACTCCTTGTCGTCCAAAGGCACAAGACGTTCATAGTCTTTTGAATAGACCATCAGACCGTTCTTCCATTTTTCAAAATCACTATCATCACACATTGTTATTGAATGCGTTGAACTTGAATTGGTTTCAAACAAACCTCTGCGTACCTGAATCTTTCCCATATTTTCTAAGTTTTAGTTTCCCTTGAAATATTCATAAAGAGCATTTTTTGGCTCTTCACCAAGAATGTCATAATCATCATTATCATTACTCGTCTCGACATATGAAGCGTCTGAGAACAAGTAATTCATAAGAAGCTCATCGTTTTCACACAGTTTAATTACTAAATCATTGTTTTCACCTCCGTGGTCAACATAAGCGAAACCTGGTGTTTTATAATATGTGGTGCCATCACTGTATTCTCCCTTGATGAGGTCTTCAAATTTTGCCTCTACACCCCAATTTTTAAGGATATTCTTAATCTTTTCAATCCAGGTGTATGGGTCGTCCATATACATCAACGACGTAAACAGATAGCTAGCTTTTGTCTCTGTATCCGTATACAGTTTATGTTTCCATCCAAATTCTCCGCCATGAAAATATAGCTCTTCTGGCAAATTTGATTTGATATCTTCTCCATTGTTACCAATAACAATCGAATGCGTCGAACTTGAATTTGTCTCAAATAAACCTTTTCTAATCTTTGTTTTCATTTTTTTCTTTATTTATACGTTTCTTATTTCGTTAAACATTTCATCAATGGTCTTGTCACCAATGTCGTATCTTTCCTGGGATAGGGAATTCTTAGCAAATTTTCCATCCACCATATCAATGTAGAACGTGTAATTTCCGTCATCCCCCATATAGAATTCCTCCCACTTATCCTCAGGCAAAAGTCTCTTCACATCAAGCTGCTTAATTGCAAGATTATCAAATGACACAAGTTTAAACCACCCATCATTAATGATTGTAGGTAGATTATCATAAAGGTAATCACTATTTTTGGAATATTCCTCCGTATGGCTATCAAAATATGTTTTGCCCCTGCGAAGTTTCTTGAAACCAAGGATTAAAACCTTAAGGTTATTTCCCTTCAATTGTTTAATATCGGTTTCGGTTAATATTCCGTTAATTGTATGCAAAACAACATTAGGAAACTCTTTTACTTTGCTAATGAATTCCTCATCATAATGATTGTATGAAACGCCAATGCCATAAATCAGCTTATTTTCGCTATAGTGCTTTAGAGTTTCATAGTTATTCATAAATTGTTTTTGATGAACTGTAATATTGGCAAACACCTTCTTTCCCTTAAGGAAAACGAGAAGTCTCTCAAGGTCTGGGTGGTTCATATCATTTCCATTCAACGCCATTTCAGTATATGGGTGTAATGTATCTATAAACCGATATTTGAATAAATCACCGTGTTTTCCTTCCTTTGTGCAACCCTCGTAACAAAACGGACAACCAACGCTGCAATTTGATGTTATCTTAACATCAACGTTCTCTGCAAATGCTGGAACGAATGAATCCTCGTTTGTTTTTCTAATCTTTGTTCCGTCATCCATAATACAGACGACATAATTCCCGTTTTTATAAAAATTCATGCTTATTTTTGAATAAAGTTTACAAATTCAAACAATTCCCTTTTCTTCAAGATGCTTAATCAGATATGCAAAGTTTCCGATGGTGAACGAATCTATATCATCATAACAATATAGGACATCACACAACCAATGCCAATCAACGTCACCTTTAATGAAATCAACGAATGTCTTCTGGATGTCTTTTTTCTCGTCTTCAACAAGCTCATCCCCGTTTTCATCATCAAATTCGCCAACCTCTTCTAGTGTGAAATCAACATCGAATCCAAGGATTTCGTTAAGACAATATAATGTTTCCTCCCAACTGGGCTCTCTCTTTATCTGGATTCCCTTACAGAAACCATTTTCTTGCATTAAGTATTCCATAATTCTATTCTTTTGTAAATTTGAAATAAGGTTCATAAGACTCATTAAAACCTGGCTTATCGTAGACAACCTTCCAACCTGCTTTACGATATAAATCCTCAAAATCAAGCCAATGCTTTTTATATACCGTTCCAGTGGTTATTTTTTCCATACCAGGATATCCACGTAAAATCTTGTCAACGACATCCTTTTGGGAGATTTTTGCTTCCTCACCATCCCAAGCTTCCTTTATCATCTTATTCACAATCTCGATGACAAATTCGGGAATCTCTATCCATACATCATTTGGTCTAATTGGCTCTATCATGTTCTTAATTTTTTTCTTTAAAAGACAATACAAATATATGATATTTTTTCGAAATATCCAAATTTTTATGGAAAAACGTTGACAATTAACTCAGATTCTACAACCGTTGCCAACGTGTGTGGGTTGTCATAGACGTTAAATTGCAAAACTTTGTTTTTTTCAATTTCTCCTAACATTCCATTCAAACAAGATTTCTTTGCGAAATCAATCGCACGTTCTTTTCCTAAAAACACCATCATTTCAATGGGAATCTCCACTCTTGAAACAAGTCTTATTGGTTTTCCGTCTATGTTTACAACATTTAGTTTCGGAATAGGTATTGGATAAAGTTGAACCGCATAGGTATATAATTTATTTCCAACATACCTTTTCAACTTCGGTTTAACATCTGCTCCATCAAGGCAGCAACATATCGTGTAAACCACAAACAATATCAGAACAACATAAACCAAAACCATACCTATACACTTTTCGTTTCTCTAAGTTTATTTTCTTCCATTATAAGAAACGTTTTAAAAAACTTCTCTTGTTCTAGAATGATATTAACAGCATCCTGTAAATCATTTGCTCTTGTGCAGAAAAATTTGCAATCTTTATTGTAAGGCATTCTAATCATTATTTTACTTGACTTTTCCCTTTCATCCGTTATGAACTCTGGATTATCATCAATCAGCCAGTCACCTTGAATCATCCACTTGTCTTTTGTAAAACAAATATCGTCATAAGGTATCTTGTTCTTTTCAAAGAACATTAAAGTATAATATTTGTTCTGTAAGTTAAATTGCCACGTTACGATGACAACCTTGTGTCCTGCATCTCTTAATTTCTGAATTGCTTCTCTAACACCTGCATATGGTTCACTATACAAGAAAACTTCCTTTGCTTCCCAAGAAAAAAAGTAATCAACAGCAGTCATTCCAATTTTTTCTTTAATCCTATTGAAAACCTTTTCAACATTGTAGTCAAATATATCTTCAACCGTTATTTTCTCATTAAACAGTTGATTATATAGTTTACACATTGTTTCATTGATGTTTCTTATAACACCGTCTACGTCAATCTTAATATTCATAATCTTGTTTATTTAATTTTCGTCATCTTCATCATCGGAATCTCCCCACCAACTTTCGTTCCACGTAACACCAAAGTTTTCCTCTTTGTATTCAGGGAACTCCCATTCGTCATTATACCCATATACACAACCATCTTTATCTGGTTTGCAAATGAAATCAGAGTACTTTTTTGTATGTTCTTTTACAGTACGCTTTTCATTTCCTTTGTCATCACAATGTATTCTTACGGTCTTATAGGTATATTCTTCATCCGTAAGTAATTTTGGGCAATGCTTTTCAACCCATGTTCTTGGCGCTGCGACACAATAGTTCATTGACATATCAATCGCTCCGCACAGCACACAAAGTTTATTTTCTATGCACCATTCATTATCCTTGAACTGATTATCTATAATCCATTTTCTGAAAATTTCATCATTTGGAAAATCTTTTCCAGCAATCCAATCGTTAAATTCAAAATATACAATCTCTTTCATAATCATTTAATTTAGTTATTAACCTTCATACTTTTCAATTTGCTGTATCTGAATATCATCAAACACATATCCACCAGTAGATGGCGTCATCTCTGGAAGTTTCTTAAGATAGAACCTCATGTCACTTCCAACGGTTACAATTGATGTTATACTAGCAGGAAGTTTACCTTCTTCATAAAATTCACTAATATCTGAATCGGTCAGATTATTAATTGCGTCAAGATACTTTTCATTCTCTTCTTGGAAGATTGCGTCTTCCTCTTTCTTTGTTATTTCGTTGTATTCATTAACAAGTTTTTCCCAATCAATACCGCACTCATTTACGAAAGGAGGGGTTTCATGTATTTTTTCCCAGAATGCGATTTCCTTTCGTTCTGGTGTCATAAGAGCTTCATAGGTGTCCTGGTCTTCTGGCTTGTTTGGTTGACCACTGACAAGGGAAGCTTCTGACTCGGTAAAGAATTTTCTGTCTTTTGGGTTTGTTATCAATATTTTATTTCTTATGTCAGTACTGAAACACACTAAGAGCGGCGTAATCCTCTTATTGAATTGGTCAATGTATTTCTCTACATTATATTCCAACCCTTCATATTCACTGCAAAGAATATCCTTTTCACTGTCAATGATTTCCATTGGAACAAGTTTGCAATTAAGAATAATCTCATCCTCTTCGAATGCGTTCTTGTTGATTTTCTCCTTTGCAATCTCAATCCTTGTCTTTTTTGTTTCGACACCAGAAGAAGCTGCTGCTTTGTTGTTTTCCTTATACAGCTTTTCAACATCCTTGCTTACTTCAACCTTGTTTCCATCCTTATCATACATGAAGTAATGAGTAACACGTTTCACATCTGAATGCCCCTTCTTTGTACCAGTGTTAATATAGTATACGGAATCACCGACATTTACATTAAGCCCCTCATTAATTGCAAGCTCATACCAAGCCTGTCTTGATTTCTTTGAACCAGCCTTTGTTAAGGTCTTGCAATCTTCCTTGTATTCCTTTATGGACTTCTTGATATTACCCTTTGATGCGATGTCCTTGATTGGGATTTGGTAGTTGTAAATCTTGTCAATGTAATCATAGTAATTTGACAGGAAATGATAACCATCACCGTTTAGGAGTAGTTCAACGCCTTCGTTGATGAATTTTTCAAGATAACCAGCCATTTTTCTTGATTTGATTGTGTTACCGACGAGTTTAATTGAACCATCAGGCAATTTATCACAATAGTTTTTCCTAGATACGTTGCACGAGCTAGAAATATACTCATCAATGTCAAGGCCGTAACGTTGTATTCCGTTGTTATAACAGGTGTTTAGATACATGTCCTCGAATTCAGCAACATCTGCCTCAACTCCAGTGTACGCTTTATCTTTCTTCACGTTTCTCCCTAAGCCTTTGCCTATGTATGGATGCTCATTGGTATACCTAAGTTTTTTGGGTAAACGCATGTTAAACCCATCAGTGTCTCCAACAATTGGCTCATAATTGTAGCTTTCATCATTAAGGTTAAATTTCGTGCTTATTGTTGCAAAATGACTTATCATCAGCCTAAGCATCATTCGCCCGATACATGTTGTCTTTTCGGCAGCTGTTAGCGATGCCCATGGCCATATGGCAGGATTGCCAGCACTTCCAAAGTAGCTATTACCCAATATCTTTAAAGGTAACTGTTTTTTGTCGTTTCCACTTTTTTCTGATTTCCAATATGCTATTTCTTCTTTAATTTTATGTTTCTCAGATTCGTCAGCAGTTTGGAGTTTTTCTTTTAGTTCTTCCACTTTCGCACCAGCCTCGCCTTTTAATTGCTTATATTTTTCACGTTGAGATAAAACGAAATTTAGCATTTGGTTAAGAACGCCAGTTTCATCAACCTCGTTGTCTATATTCCAAGTTAATATGATTGAAGGATACAATGAATTGAAATCCAATTTGGCCTGTTGGCCAATGGCCCCCGTTACAAGGAGCCTCGAAAGTCCTCCCGTGAAGCGTTTTTTTATGCCTAATCCTGGAACCACGAGGTCATTCTCATACGACCACGCAAGCATGATAAGCTTCCATATACCAGCAGTACCCATTGTACATGCGCGTGAGAATGTTGTAGGTAGCAACTTACCAACAAGGAAGTTTGATTCGTTAAGTTTCTCCTCCACCTTGTCAGTTTCCCATACGTCATCGAGCAGGTATCTTTCCACGATATAGTGTCCAGACACCATTTCATAGCCTTCTTCCAATGGTCGTTCAGACGAAACCTTGTACCAGTCACCATTTTCGTCATTGAATGCAAAAACCTTATCATTTATAGCCCATGTCTTGGTAATCTTATCACCAGGAACGTATACACGGTTTTCTTTTTGAAGATTAAGGTACTTGGTGACATATTTCAGGTTGGATTTCTTCATGTTTGAGTCGATTGCCTGGGCACGTCTTGCAGCATGTAACGAATCAAGCACGATATGTCCCCATATAATGGTGGGCTTGAAATATTCAACCTCTCCACCAAGTTTAAGCACCGTTTCCTTATTCTTCTTATAGATTGGGTGTTTGAAATATTTAAGACTTAATTCTTTAAGCGGATATCCAAGTATGTCACATCTTGTGATGATGAAATCCCAGTCGAAGTTCTCTGAGTTATGTCCGACAATCGTATCTGGCTTTAGTTCCGATAATATCCTAATAAACGTATCAATCGCCTCAATCTCAGATTTATTCTTTTCTTCTTCTGTATTTCCTTCTACAGACAACAATCTTTCAAAACCGTGGTTTGTCCTTATACCAATCTGTTCAATTCTGTGTATTTGGGGATTAAGACCCTGTGTCTCAAGGTCGAAGAAACACCTGTTAAGGTCGTTATAATTCTCATATCCTTTAAATAGACGTTTTCCAGTTGAAATCATAAACTGTTCAACTGGGCTGACTGATAGATAATCTTTATTGGAGCTTCCTTGTGTTTCGCCTTTTTTCTTTCTATTATATATAGGAACACCACCTTCGTTGAAGAATTGCAGGAAACGTTGGTATGTCATTGCTCTTTTGGCGAAGAACATAAACTTATATCCGTCCTTGATTCTCTCATCACAATGTTCTTCATCAACGATGTTAAGCTTCTTGACACCAATACCATAAGAGTGCATTTTATTCTTCAGCTCGTTCCTATTTCCTTCAAACAGGCTTGTTGCCGCATTCAGCTTTACCCACACGAAAGGTTTGAACGGTTCTTTCTTGATTCTCTTTTCACCGTTTTCGTTGATGTAGATAATGCTTGCAGAATCACTCTGATAGTCACACTCAATGGTAATAATCCTTTCCATTGGGTCGCTTCCGTTAAGGAAGTCGTTTACTTTTTCTGTTGATATATTATTAAAATTCATATACAATAAAACTTTAAAGTTAGTTAAAGGCGCACAAGTGACACCATCACATATTTTGGTACAAAAATATGGATAATATTTGAATAAAACAAGCATTCTCTTAATATTTATAGAGAAAAAACAGCTTATGAAAATTGTTAGGAGGTAATGTTTTATGATATTATATGTGAATAATGATAAGGTAAAGAGGGTTTACATTAATGAGTCTCAGGCGATGGTGTTAAATGAGGCTGGATTTTATCGGAGAAAAAAAGAAGAACCAGTCTATTATTCCATGGATGACGACATAAGATTATCCGAAGACCCCTTTGCAAGGATTGAAAAAGAAAAACAGAGCGGAAAGCCTAGAAATTTTGCAATCGAAAGAAATGGGAAGCAATACTGGGTAAGTCGTTCTTCTACAATATCCCTATATGTTTTTTGCAAAGATGAAAATGGTGAATGGAATTTACTTGTAAGCCAAAGAGGTAAAAAAATGCAATATGGTGGAAAATGGAATGTCGTTGCTGGTTTTTTGGATTACGGTGAGACACTCGAAGATGCTGCCGTGAGAGAATGCTATGAAGAGTGTGGTGTGAACATAAAAGGAAAGAAGTTAATAAGTTGTGGCACCAATTCTAGTGAACTATATGGTGCAGTAAACCATAAGTTTTCTTGTATCCTGGATGGCACCACTGTGAAATATCCACCATCAATGGAGCATTGTGAAGGATATGGTACGGATATGCAGGAAGTTCAAAATGTTATGTGGATACCAATTAGTAAACTAGACACCCTGAATATCAGAGATAGCCAAAAACGAAATGCAAAAGAGTTGATTTCCAGACTCGCTAGTGACGAAGCCGACTATCCAGATTCTTATAATGAACTCCTTAAAAAGCTATATGGAATGTTCGTATCAGGCGAATTATCAAATGATAAATATATGACTATTGTCAACATATTAAAGAAAAAATAGTAAACATGAAAAAGATACATATAAAAGAAAGCAGTTTGGCAAATAATTTCAATAAAGATTTAGAGCCAATGTCTGATTTTGAAAAAGACATAAAGGATGGAATGGATTATATGAATAGTGACGAATATAAAAACGCAGAAGAAATATCCGACCTTGATTCTGATGTAGACCAAGATGATGAATATTCGAAAAACTTTATAATAGGCAGGCTCTTTGAGGCACAGCAAATTTTAATGGATTTGATAGATTATCTTGAAAATTCCGACTATGCTCTTGAGAGAGGAGGTGAACTTTTCAAGAAACATTTGGAAAAGGTAAATAGAATAAATAATGAATTAGAACATTTCTGGGATGAATAGGTTTTTATTAGATGAAGGCATTAGTCCAGTTGTATACCACTTCTGCCCACTATCCGTTATGTATCAGATTTCAGTTAATGACACTTTCATTTTATCAGAAACTGGTAAATATGGTAGTGATGCCAGAATGAATTCATTCCCTACTGGAAAATATAGTGAAGATGGTAAACCAATTAAAAAGGTTTATCCGTATTATATGTGCTTTTCTAGGACTCCTTCTACGTTGGTTGGTTATCAGTTAATGCGTATAACGTCAACGAAAAATGATTGGATAAACGCATTAGTCAGGATAAAACTTAACGGAAATGCAATTAACAATAATTATAAGGGCGCACCAGTTAATTTCTTTACAGAAAAGAACCCTTCTGGAGAACTTGCAAAAAAATATAAATATGGACAAGATTGGACTAATTTTTTAGCAATACCTAGTAGGAATGGAAGTATTGGAGACAGAATTTCTTTTTCTAAGGGAAATCTTGTTCGAAGGGAAATGCCAAAAGTGAACCCAGATATTAGTAAACGAGGAAGACCAGCACTATTACCTAATGGTTTTAAAGAAGTAAAAGTTGATTATAAACAGCTTGAGAGAAATCGTTTGAGCGAATATGAAGATAGGTTATTCTCAAATAGCCCTTACATTAAAAATGCTAGCAGATACATTGAAAAAATAGATATTCTTGTAAGTGATACAACAATCAAACAAAAACATGTAATTTCAATGATATCAAAGATAATTAAAAGGTATGGTCTTGATAACGTCTTCATATATGATAACCAAATTGCGTTTAATGCTGAAAACATAAGAGAAGCTTTATCTAAACAAGAAATTAAGAACCTTGTTTATACAGATATAGAAAAAACAATATTTAATGATTTTGACTCTGATGTTGACTTCATGTTATCAAAAAGCGATTTATATAACATAAGCGGAATAATATCAATGATAGCATTTACTCCAGATTTTTCAGAAGAGAAATATGATAGTAATATCATGGATATCTGTAAAATGATTGGTTTGACAGATTTCAAATATTATGGTAAGAAAATCAACTTCTTTAATGACATAAAAGAAAGATGTTACATGTTTTTATCGAAATTCGATGACCCGAATATCGGATATACCAAAAATTTTCCAGTGTATACAATGTATGTCAGGAATTTTGAAAAGAAAAATCAAGGCAAAGAAAACATTAATTTGATGTTTAGAAAATTAATAGATATAGCAAATTCAAACGCTGCTTCTTTTTCAAGAAAATACTGTGATGGACAAAAATTAAGTGTCCCAAAGGCAACAAAAATTAAGTATCTTATTTTTTTAAGAAATAATAAGTAAGGTGTTTTAGTAGTATTTATAGAATAATATAAGTTAGGTTTCTTTCAAGTTATGGACAATAATAAGTGGTTATTAAACGAAGGCGCAAGAGATAATATGCTTGCAGTGTATATTCCGCTCTTTCAGAAGAGGGGAATTGATATCAATGTAAGCAAATTGAAACAATTTCTCCTTAACAAGTTTGTTACTGAAGCTGGAATAAGGCAATTGTCAGAAAGAAGTAATTATTACCTTGCTGGTGTTGCAAGATACTATTTCAACGGTGACCTTACAAGTAACACAAGACTGAACGCATTGTACCCTCGTTTTAAGGATAAATTTAACCATGAAGTATGCGAGAGGCTCAATGCGCTTATTAAGATATTAAGACTTTCATATATAGATTCTGTTGGTACTCAGTTTGAACAACCAGAGGATTTTGGTACGTTATCATTGAAGCAGCTTTTCAGGAAATACAATAAGAAGATAAACCAGGAACTCGGCATAGATGACGGTAATAATGCTGGAGAAAATGGAGAAGTCAACAATGACACAAGCGCTGGAAAATCATACACATATGACATTCTTTACTCCTTTGAAGACGCGAAGAAGTATTATAAATACACGGAACCAGGTGCGTGGTGCATAACATACGGAAAACAACACTATGATGGTTATATAAGGAATCTTGGCATACATTATGTCATATTCCTTATGAATGGCTACGAAAAAGTCCCAAGAAGAATTGGTGATGGGTTTACAAAGGATAAACCACATGATTTGTACGGAAATTCAATGATTGCCGTGTTGCAAAGTAATAGTTCACCAGACCCAGTATATATCACATCCAGGTGGAACCATGGTTCAGGTATTGATAATACTCAGGGGACGGAAGCCGACCATGCATATACAAAAGAGGAGTTCCTTGATGTCATAGGATGCGATGAAAGTGTCCTTATGAGATGTTATGAACAATGGAAGCGGAACAAGGCAAAGTACGGTAATGTGGATAAAAACATGATGAAGGCTGAAAAACTTGAGGCTACCAGGAATTTTAAGTACATGCAAATGCTGTTAAACGGAGGTATGAGACTTAAAGACATGCCGAGGGAATTGATTACAAATGGTTTTGTCATAGCAAACCCCAATGAAAAAAATGTTGAAAATTCAGTTCTCAAGGTAACAACAACCGTAAATGGAAAACAATATTTTACAATATTTGACAGAAAACGGCTCATGTTTGATGATATCATGTTGGAAGATGATGGATACCAAATAAGAAACTGCTCAAAAGAAACTGGATACATTCAATTCAATGTTTGGAATGGGCATAGTTCATCACATATATTATATAACACGAGAAGTCATCAATTTGTAAGCGTTGAAGGTTGTAAAAAATTTAGATATGTTGGTGATGAGTTTTTACATACTTGGGCGGATTTCCCTTATTCTGTTGTAGGCTTAAATGGAAGACAGTTCGCTTTAATTAACGTAGCATCTGGAAAGACAGTAAGGACAAGAACTGGGGCTGAATGGTTTGAGGGCATAAATGCGCTTGAAAGTTCTAGTTGGACCAACGTGAATTTGTTGAATAAAATACGACTTCCTTATTTTAATGAAAACACTAAAGTGATTAAGTTATTGTATGATTCCTCTGCTAATATTAAATATCTTTTTTCCGTTGAAACTGGGAAATTCATTGATTTTAATGTACCAGATGGCTTTATAATTTCTGATTCGCAACCTTTCGCAAATAAAGGATACATTGAATACCATATGGGTAGAGAAGGTGGCCTCGACATGAGAGTTATCTATGTGGACTTAAATACTGGAGAATTACTTAATATTCTTGGTGAAACCCAGTTTAATGGTAAAATTAATATTATGAAGTATACAAACGTGGGTCATACTCTGTATTATGCCAAATTATTGGACGGTAGGTGTGTTTATATGCTTGACGATATTTCTAATATTGTTACGTTTAACGGGGAACCAATCACAAAAAATGCAAGGATATCTTATATTAAAGAGTATTTCGCCTTCCAGATGGGAGACGTGCAGGACAGATTTAATTCTTCTTTCAATGAACTTAATGAGAAAGACCTTCTCTTGAATCCATTCACTGGCGAGTTCTATCACGATGAAATCAGTGGATATTGGTTTTCATTGGCGAGAGAAAATTACGGAAATATCTATGCAATAAACAGGAAAACTGGTGTATTATATCCCATACCGAGAGCGTCTGAAGCTCAGAAAGTGGAAATGGAATCCATAAAGAACAAGTTCAATTTAATTCTTGAAAAACTAAATAGGAGGTAAAAATGTTTATACAACCTAAACCATATATAGATAAATTTAAAATAAGACACCAGGCATACGGTGTCGAGAGGAGGCGTAATATGTCTAAAATCATACTTGAAAACCAGACATATTTGCCGAAAACAATAGAATACTCAGATATTGACCAGGAAATGTTCAATTGGGTTGATAAACATATTGACCTTGCATATGATGGAGTAAGACTTCCCACCTATAAGCTATATTCAACACAAAGATTATCTGAATACACCCAGACTTGGAACCAAACGGATGATTTTGGAAATATTATCATGAATTTCAAGACGATAACAAGGGAGAATAACCCTCAGAGTGGTGATATAAATGGTGGATATTATAACATACCAGGACATAAGGATTTTGCTATGTTCTATGTCCCAGTACTACAGGAAAATGGGACTGAGGCATATGACAAATATACAATGAAACAGCCATTTGGTGTCGATTTCATGTATTCAATATCTATCATTACCAATAAGATGGAAGTGCTTAATGAAATGAATGAGAAGATGCATTATGAATTTAATGCAATTAACTGTTATATTGCACCAAACGGACACCCGATGTCAATGACCCTTGAAGATGTCTCAGATGATTCAGAATATACAATAGATGACCGTAAATATTATTCACAGACCTATAAAGTAAAGGTGAGGGGTTATATCATAAGGAAAGAAGACTTTTCGGTTGAAAGGATTCCTTCAAGGTTTGTTATCGGCACACATGATTCAGATGCGGCTGGAATTGTCAACAAGAGAGGAAGAAACAGAGATAAAACGGATAGGGTAGATTTCTTCAAGGAAGATTATGATGATACAAGGAGATTTGAACTTGACGTAATGGAAAATGATGATAACTGTTACATAACAATAGTTGAAGAGACAGAAAAACCTACGGTTATTTCAGATGACCCTGGAGACAATGATGATTGTTGTATAAACGGACTTCCAAGATATAGATATAAGACAGTTAAGGTTATAATGGGCTTTGATGAGTGTACCCTTGAAATGTCGTTCGAGATGGATAAGAAAATAGTCGTTGAGACGGTTGAAACGACAAATGTACATGATTTCAGGATATTCATTAATGATGAACTAATGGACTTGGATAATGAGATAACAATTTTAAAGGGGGATAATGTTTTGGTGAAAATATCAAGGGAAGATATTCACGGTGTTTCTGAATTTATTTTGGTTGGTTACGACCCAGAGTCCGTTATTGATAATGAAAAACTGGCTGAAACATCACTTGATGAGCCTTATGATGAGGAACATATAATAGTGGAACCAGACAATGAATAATAAATGTAAAATGGAGTAAAAATATGGAATATATTAAATTATTTGAAAACCACACCCAGTATGGCGAATATGCTGGGGGGGGGGGCATGCTCAAGCCTAACGTGAGCCACTGTGTTCAGGAAAATGAGGTACATTATAACCCACGCACATGGGCTGATGAGTACTTCACAACGGTTGCCAGAGAGAATGGCACTATCTCATTCAATATATGGAAATCAATGGGAACTGATATGATTACGTCTATCAGTTATTCAACTGATAACGGAGAAACATGGACAACAACCAATAATGCAAATGATAAAGAAGAAAACCTTGCCATTACAGTTAACGTAAGTGAAGGTGACAAGGTAATGTGGAAGGGTGATGCAACACAATTGGGATTTCTGGATGAAGATGAAGGCGTTGGTTCATTTTTCTCATCCGATTGTGAGTTTGATGTTCAAGGAAACATAATGTCCTTGTTATATGGGGATGATTTCAAAGATAAAACAACAATTGAAAATGAATATGAATTTGCTTGCTTGTTCTTTGTTTACGACGAAGAAAAGGCTTGTAAGGTAGTAAACACCAATAACCTTTCATTACCTGCTACTACATTGGCAAGTAACTGCTATCGTGGTATGTTCGCTAATTGTACAAGTCTTACAACGCCACCTAAGTTACCTGCAACAACATTGACATATAGTTGTTATACTAGTATGTTCGAAGGTTGCACTAGTTTAACCACAGCGCCTGAATTGCCTGCAACAGCATTAGCAAATTATTGTTATGAATCTATGTTCTATGGCTGTACAAACTTAGCCAAAGCGCCTGAGTTGTCTGCAACAACATTGGCGGCTTATTGTTATCATCATATGTTCGAAGGTTGCACAAGCCTAACTACAGCACCTGTGTTACCAGCTACCACATTGGCAGATAGTTGTTATAGTGGTATGTTCAATGGTTGTACAAGCCTGACAACAGCACCTGAGTTACCTACTACAACATTGGCAGATAATTGTTATTTAAATATGTTCTACAATTGTATTAAACTTGCAACAGCCCCTGCGTTACCTGCTACTACATTGGCAAGTAACTGCTATCGTGGTATGTTTGGTGGTTGTACAAGCCTAACAACAGCACCTGAATTACCCGCAACAATATTGACAAGTTATTGTTATCAAGGAATGTTCGGTGATTGTACAAGTCTTAACTACATTAAGGCAATGTTCACAACAACACCAAGCACAACATATACACGAGATTGGGTCAATGGTGTCGCATCAAGCGGTACGTTTGTAAAGAACAGTGCTGCAACGTGGAATGTAAGTGGTGTTAATGGCATTCCAAATGGATGGACAGTCCAAAACGCATCTTAATAAAACAATATAATTTCTAAAAAATAACTTAAAAAAAAATATTAAACACAATGAAACAACTTTCAAAGTATTACATTAATCAGGCTTATTTCGTCAAGGAAGGTGTAGTATATGACATTAAGAAGGCATATACTGGAAACGACGCTTGTGCTAATAAGGCAGAAAAAATCGCAGATAAGCTCCCAGTCATTAAAGTGACAAACAATGAAACCAGCGCTGTGACGACCTATTATCTTGATTCTTTTATTGCTGACGGTGACAAGTTTAACGGAACTGTTTTCAAGAAGACGAAGCATTCTGAAACAGAAGAGGAAGAAATCACAATGCAGGCATATTTCAATGAACTTGTTGAGGAAGAGATTTCAGCCTTGATAAAGACATATTTCACCAAGAGTTTTTCATGGTTTAATGACAACCTTGTTAGGCTTGGAATCCCAGCATATGCATTAAAAGGAAAAGGTTTTAATGTGGAAGGTACTGAATTTGAACAGGTGGAATTTAACGAGGAGTATTTTAACGAGGCAAAATGCAAAGCAGTTAAGGATGAAATAATCAGGAAGGCAAATGAAGTCCTTGACACTTATAAGTATGAATGGGTTAATGGAGAACCTGAGTTCGATGTACAACCCAAGGGTACGGAACCTGAACCACAAGCCCAAGAAGACGTTAATACGGATGTAGTTTCATCGGTGCAAGAGCCAGAAATATCATAGGCTTTTTTAGTGGCTAATCGTTTTGATTAGCCATTTTTTCTTTATTTTTTATAGAAAAAAAGATGGAAAAATCATACATTACTGAAATAATGACGATAGAAAGATTGTTATTGGAAATTGAGGCTAGAGATAAATTTAATCTTTCATTCAACGATTCAATGAAGTTATATAACTTTTTAAGGGAAATTGGTGAGATTACCAATTTTTTCTTTTTAATACAAGAAGAATTTTCAAGGAAATATCAGGATGATGAAAAATTAAAGAGCTTTAAGAGTAAGATTATGTCTGAGAAGATAGATTTTGACATATCGGAATATGTTTCATTTATTGACCATGTGTTACAAACAACTGATGATGAATATATCAAAACTCTTATATTAAGAAATCGCTTCTGGGTGCATAAATAGTACATTTAAAGGAATTTTTCGTCGCCATAAATGAATTAATGAAACGAATTAGATATTTATATAAAAATGTTAACAGGAAAATAATAAATTTTAAATATTGTAAAAATTATGGCAGATAACGCTAGAGGAATTCATGTGTCTCCAGGCATCTATAGTAGAGAAATTGATATCAATTACGCAATACGTAGTCTTGGTATCACTACACTTGGTGTTGTGGGCGAAACATTGAAAGGTCCTGCTTTCCAGCCAATGGATATTGCCAACTGGCGAGAGTATCAGGATGTTTTTGGAGGAACGAGCACAGAAAAATTTAAGGGTAGTCAGTACCCAAAATACGAATTACCTTATATTGCTAAATCATTCTTATCCGAGAGTGAACAGCTTAAGGTTGTCCGTGTACTTGGTCTCAGCGGTTATAACGCTGGTCCTGCATGGATTGTGACAGCTAACGGTCAGGCAGTGGTGTTGCTTCGTTCCAGGGGTACTTATAAGCCCTATGAGACTGGTGCAACTGATGTATGTACTTGCGAACCTTCAAAGTATGATTCATTAAGGTATTTTGTCGGTGAGCCAATGCCAGACAAGAGCACGACAGATTGTCTTAGGAAGGAATACAACCTTAATGCGCTTGATATTAAGCCTTACATTCCAATTAGCAGCGATGGTGATGAATGTGACGGTTATAAGATTGATTCTGGTGAAGGAAACATGGAGATTTCACAGTACAACCACGGAAGATTTAAGATTGTCGGCGTCTTCGGTTCGCATACATCAGAAGACGTTACCAGGATTATGGGTGGAAGACTGTTCGATGAGGGTTATTTTGAATATCCAGTGTCATTGAATCCTTTTGACAAGGAGTATATCCTTAACGTGCTTGGAACAAAACCTTACGACGGAGATGCATACGTCTTCGTAGAAAGTCTTTATGACGTTGCCCTTGACCAGGGTATTGCAGAGGGAAGGTTATCACAGATTGACAGTTCTCTTACAAGCTATCAGGTTTATCAGACAGCCGACTACTGTCACCATGAGCCAGTGGTGGGTCTTCTCTCAAAGCCATCCTCTACATTGAGAAGGAGAAATGTAGGTGAGAGGTATCTTGCAGACACAAATGCCGTAAATCTTGGTATTACTTGTGTGGCATATAACTACAAGACTGGAAAGCCTTCTAGCCTGGACAATGAAAACAACCCAGTACAGGAAGAAGTTGTCCCTGGTCAGATTTATACTGTCAAGCAGTACACGACAGCAGACGGAAAGAGACATTATTACTATTCATACTACACCGAGGAAAGTGTAAATGAGTTTATTGACGGATATGTTGCAAAAGGCAAGACCGTTGACCCAACAAACCTTTACGGAAACCTGTTATATGGTGGAACGAAGGGAATGGATAAGGCTTATAAGTTCGAGGACATAAACGCAAAAGAGGTATGGGCTACGCTTGTTCTTAACACCTATAATGGTCTTTATTACAGAATGAATAAGGAGAAGAATGATGTTGCGTTCGTTGAGCTTGACCTTAACGACTATAAGTCAGCATACAGATATGCATCCACTCCTTGGATTGTTTCCAACCTGAAGGGTGACCATGACCACGTTGAAATCAACAAGTTGTTCAGATTCCATACAATTTCAGATGGTAACAATGCGAACAATGAGGTTAAAATCTCAATTGAAAACATTCGTCCAGACGAAGGTACGTTTGATGTTGTCGTAAGAAACATCAACGATGGTGATGAATCGATAGTTCCACTTGAGAAGTTTACCAGATGTAATATGGTTCCTGGAGACAATAACTATATTGCATTCAAGATTGGTTCGTTTGATGGTGTATACGAAACAAAATCAAAATATATAGCCGTTGAGGTTAATGATTCAACAGCCGCAAGAATGTCCGTTCCTGCTGGTTTCCTCGGTTATCCAATTCCTAATTATGGAGGTTTGCAGATTAAGGATGACGAGACGAACGACAACAGCAATGTAACATTCCCAACGCTTGCTTACAATAGGTTCTTTGACCCAGACATCAAGAACAGGAAGCAGTACTTCGGTCTTTCTTCATGGGTAGGTGTTGACATTGACAACTTTATGTTCAAGGGAAACAAGGCTTACATCAATGACCCAAGATTCATGTCAAACGGTTTCCACCTTGATTCAAGGCTTGATGAGACAAATGGAGGACTTGCTGCAAGCGGTATTACCGTTGATGGCGAACATGGTTATAAGTTCGAGTGTGTTTCAACCAACTCAAGAACCAGCACGCTTACTGAGCCACCTATCATTGGTACAGAGGAAGAAATGTATGGTTCAATCTATGAGTATGTGAACCTTCGTAAATTTACTGTTTACTTCTATGGAGGTTTTGACGGATGGGATGATTACAGAGACCAGAGAACCAATACGGATGATTACAAGATGTCACAATATAGAGGTTTCATCAACCAGGGAAGCGGTGAAGGCTATGCATTCAACAGAATTAAAGACCCATCACTTCTTAAGCTCAACCAGAATGGTATTACGTCTGACTGGTACGCATATCTGAGCGGTATTAGACAATTCTCAATCCCAGAGGAAACTGACATTAACGTGTTTGCAACTCCAGGTATTGACTACGTTAACCAGAAACTTCTTGTTGAAGAGGCTATTGAGATGATTGAGGAAGAAAGAGCCGACAGTATTTATGTGGTGACAACCCCAGATAAGCCAAGCGGTGCTGGTGATTATGTTGATGAAATGTACACCCCAGATGATGCAGTAGCAAATCTTGAAGATTCTGAAATAGATTCAAACTACACTTGCACATATTATCCTTGGGTTAAGTATCTTGATATTGACAATAACCAGTATATTTACCTGCCAGCAACAAAGGACGCCGTCAGGAATTTTGCTCAGACCGACAACACGACATGGCCTTGGTTTGCTCCAGCTGGTATTTCACGTGGTTCTGTTGATTGTGTAAGGGCACACTTCATTACAAAGATTGCTGACGAAGATACTCTGTATGACGGAAGGATTAACCCAATTAAGACGTTTGCGAGTGACGGACCAAAGATTTGGGGTCAGAAGAACCTTCAGATTAACGAGTCACAGCTCAATAGAATCGCCGTTCGTAGGCTGCTGCTTAGAATGAGGAAGCTGATTTCAATCTCTTGTATCGGTCTCATCTTCCAGCCTAACGACCCAACGGTTAAGCAGTCGTTTATCTCCACCGTTACTCCAATTATGGAGAACATCAGGAGCAACAGGGGTATCTCAGACTTTAAGATTGAAGTTAATGACACTGTTGAGAGCCGTGAACGTAGAGAACTTCCTGCGAAGATATACTTTAAGCCATATAACGCATTAGAGTACATTGTAATCGATTTTGTTTTGACACCTGAGGGTATTTCGTTCGATGATATTTAATTGATTATCAAGTACTTACATAAAATGGTAAACATTGAAAAATGTTTACCATTTTTTTTTTATTGTTTTATTTGTGATTTCCATATATAACACTTGCAACCGCAGTCATATATTCGTTTTATCCCTCTTTCCTGCATAATTTCACGTTCTGACTTGTCTTTGTCGTATCCGTCCTTCACAAGTTCTGATTTCCTGTATTTAAATCTGTTTTGTCTGTTATTGCCTTCCACATAGTAATAGTTCGGTTGTGAATTATGATGGAATTTGAAACCCAATATTCCGTATAAGGCACCCACACTCCATCTTCTGTCACAATATGACGTTATCGTGGTTGGACTATATTCTTCCAGAAAATACTTGAACAGTTTGCTTGCGCCACCAATAATTCTTGTATTGATTTTATTACAGAACCTCAATAATTCATATTCCCCTTCTGAATATGTTTTTTTACCGAGGTTTATTCTAGGTTTGCCGAAGCACATCAACGATACGAGCTCACCATTGTAATATAATCCAATGTCAATTGATGATGCAATGTTACCCTGTATATGGTTTTCATTGAGAAACTTTTTCTTTTCCTCCTTATCAGCCATTCCTATTAAACATTTTCTGGCATATACAGTATCTTCTGTCATACCCAGTAGATTCCTAAGCATGCTTTTTATTATTTCCTTCTTGTCACGCCATTCATCCTCGAATATATGAATTAACCTTATACCTTTCTCTTCACAGTCATTCGTCTTCTTTAGGTGGTAATCCTTGTCTTTATATGCTTCGGAATGCCAATAAAGCCCGTCATACTCTATACCTACTTTTTTTAATGGAACAAATATGTCTATTTCTTTACCGTCAAGAACTTTCTTATCTTTTGTAATCGTGTCAAAACCAAGTCCGATTATGAATTCGTTAATCTCATCCTCTGCATTTGACATATTATTTCCACATCTCTGGCATCCGTGCCCGTTAAGGTGGTCATTTGCCCTTTGGACAAAGTCACCGTGAATCGGGCATGTTATTACAAGATTATTATACGCCCCAGTGTATATTGTCTTCTTATAATCGTATTTCCCTCCGTGTATCTTATTCGCCTTTTCCTTAAACTCTTCAGTTGTCATCGTCTTATTCTCAGCCCTCTTTACAACCCCGCACTTAGGACATCCCTGTCCAATCAGATGTTTTGCTGGAGTTTGCCAGAACTCACCGTGTTCTGGGCATATGATGCAGACCTTTTTGTCGCTCCTTTCATATTTCACTAATGAATAGTCGTATTTTTTTCCATGTTTATCAATAAAGCGTGATATGACCTCATCATTTGTAAGCCCCCTTCCTTTACACTTCGGGCAACCCTGACCATTGAGGTGCGCCATTGGGGTCATCCAGAAAGTACCGTGTTCAAGACAAAGAATCGGAACCTTTGTCATTGCATTCACATACGACGTCCTGTCGTATATGTATTTTCCACCATGAATTATGTTTGCCCTTTCTATAAACTCGTCAATATTGCTCCTGAATGCATTCCCTCTCTTTATATTTGCACATTTAGGACAACCGTTTCCCCTTACATGCGCCTGAGGTGTCTGCCAGAATTCACCGTGTTCAGGGCATATGATGCAGACCTTTGTTAAGCTATCAGTATATTCTACTTTGGAGTAGTCATATTTGTTTCCGTGCTTCTTTATCGCCTTGTCTATAAACCTCTTTTTCTTATCAACCATATTATGTTTTACCTATAAATATCTTTTCCATCTACAAATATATGGATTTTTTTTCATAAAAGCAATTTTTTTCGTTAAAAAAATGAAAATCATTGTATTTATTTGTAAACTCGAAAAAGAGTTGTAAATAATTTAGATTAAAAAAATATTATCATGAGTGACCTTCTAATGAAAATGCCATTAAACTATGAGCCTCTGAGGAAAAATAGATGGCTATTGAGATTTCCAGCTGACTTAGGTATTCAGGAGTGGTGGTGTGAAAGTGCAAAGCGTCCAAGTATCAAACAGGAAGGAAAGGAAATTCCGTTCCTTAACACATCAACGTATGTTGTAGGTCGTTATACCTGGGATGAGATACAAGTTGCTCTTCGTGACCCAATCGGTCCTTCTGCTTCACAGGCAATTATGGAGTGGGTGCGTCTGCATTCTGAGTCTGTTACTGGACGTCAGGGCTACGCAGCAGGCTACAAGCGCGATGTTGAACTTGAGATGCTTGACCCAACTGGTGTTGTTGTATCGAAATGGATATTGAAGAATGCGTTTATTACGAGTGCTGACTTCGGAGACCTTAACTATTCACAGGATGACCTTGCAACGATTCAAATTACGCTTCGTATGGACTACTGTATCTTAGCATACTAATAATCAATTAGTTACAGAGATGCTAAAAGTGTCAGGATTTTAAATGAATCCTGGCATTTTTTTTGTTTATGTGGATATTTATTTATGTAATAATTTGTTTTTTTAAAGGAATTTTTAATATATTTGTACTATGAGTAGGAAGAAAATAGATTTTAAGGAAAGAGCCATTGCCGTCCACGGGAATAAGTATGATTACAGCCAGTCTGTATATTCTGGCATGCATAAGAAATTAACGATAGTGTGCCCTATTCACGGTAAATTTGAGCAAGAGGCACATAGCCATCTCAAAGGACAGGGGTGTCCTAAGTGTGGGCTTGAATCGAGGTCACGTAAAAGAAGTGACACAAAGGAAACGTTCATTGAAAAGGCAAGGAAAGTGCATGGTGACAAATATGATTATTCAAAGGTTGAGTATATTGGAAGTCAGGATAAGGTCAGTATTATATGTCCAGAACATGGAGAGTTCTTGATAAAACCGTATCTTCATATCCAGGGACACGGGTGTTCGAAATGTTGGGAGCAAAGAAGGAAGTTTAACAGACTTAAGACAACCGATGAATTTGTAGAAAAGGCAAAGGAGATACATGAGGGGAAATATGATTACTCAAAGGTTGAGTATGTCAACAATTCGACCAAGGTGTGTATTATTTGTCCAAAGCACGGTGAGTTCTGGCAGACACCAGATTCTCATTTGTGTGGGCGTGGGTGCCCTAAATGTGGAATAGAAAAAACCCATATTCTGATGAGTAATAATGAATTCATTGAAAAGGCTAGGAAGGTTCATGGCGATAAATATGACTATTCAAACGTAGAGTATAACGGACCATTTGATAACGTCAGGATTATATGCCCGAAACACGGGGAGTTCTTACAGAAACCAGCTATACATCTAACTGGTTGCGGCTGTCAGAAATGCGGAGTTACGGAATCAAAATGGGAAAATGAAGTGTATGATTTTGTACATTCATTGTGTGTTGATGCGGTGAATAATGATAGGAGCGTGTTAAATGGAAAGGAGATAGACGTATTTGTACCTTCAAAGTCGATTGGTTTTGAATGTGACGGACTCAGGTGGCACAATGAGTTGCACAAGGACAAGAACTACCATCTTGATAAGACGAAATTGTGTAAGGAAAATGGGATAAGATTGATACACATATTCGAGGATGAGTGGGATGAGAAGAAGGATATTGTTAAGAGTAGGATTAGGAACCTGCTTGGTATGACAGAAAGGACTATTTATGCGAGAAAGTGTATAATAAGGGAGGTCCCTGGTACCGAAGCCTTAAGTTTCATGAATGAGAATCACCTTCAAGGAAAGGTTCCGTCTAAATATTATTACGGGTTGTATAATGGTGATGAATTGGTATCGTTGATGTCATTTGGACTTAAGAGGAAAAACCTTGGCAGCGCTGTGAAGGAAGGTGAGTTTGAGCTTATTAGGTTCTGTAACAGGAAGGACACGAACGTCATCGGTGGGGCAAGCAAACTATTGAAATATTTCCTTAAAAATGAAAACCCTCGTGAGATAATATCATATTGTGATTTAAGGTGGAGCGAAGGCTCATTATATGAAAAACTCGGCTTCACGCTTGACCATGTGTCACAGCCCAATTATTTCTACGTTGTCGGTAATAGAAGGAAAAATAGGTTTAACTTCAGGAAGGATAGACTTATTAGTGAGGGATACGATGCAAGTATGACTGAACATGAGATAATGCTTAGCAGGAAAATATATAGAATCTATGACTGTGGAAATTTCGTCTATAAGCTGAAAAATATACAATGATTGGATATTTATTTAGAAAAAGAAAGTTTATATGATTAGTAACGATAGATTAAGCAAGATACTCAGGGAATCAATAGACAGGTTGCTGACCGAGTCGATTCCTTCTGAAAGGTTATCCGATTTTTTCTCACAACATGGTGGCGTGAACAGACAATATCCACAAGACGGACTCGGTGATGTGACTGATGACCAGATTGTCAGCATGTATACATATGACACAATACGTGATGCTGAGAACTTAGCCTGGAAAATGAGGAGGAACCCCAAATACCGTGAATTCTTCCCATGTGTATATACCGCAAATGATGGCACGTCAGTTGTTACGTTGTTTGATAGAAATAAGGTTAAGACTGGGCGTAATTGGGGAGGTGAACACTTTAAGAAACTGAGTGACAGGATTTGGCGTGACGAACATGACCCCTATGCAAAGAACCAGAAGAATGATGTCTACTATTATGGTGGCGGTGAGCACGTTCCTACGAATGATTTCGGACTCAGGACAAATATGAATTATAAGGGAAGGCTGGATGATATTGAGAATACCAGGGAAAGATACAAGGATTATTATACACCGAAAGCACCACGAGATGACAGGGGTAAATTTGAGAGGTTCTTTGGGTTGAACAAACCTAAGAGTCCTACCAGGGATGAAATAGAGGCTGGAAGAAAAAAGGGAGAAGAAGAGTTCAATACCTTAAGGAAGAATGCCGAGAAAGACAGGAAAGACTACCTGAACAGACACTATAAGTGGCATAGAAGGGACTTTATAAAGGATAAACCGAGGGAATGGTAGAAATAATATTGGGTGAACCGATTGGAGGTTCACCCATTTTTGTCTCTCTTAATATAATATATAATTAATATATAATATTATATATAATAATATAAATTATATAGTTATAGATAGTAGTACCTTATATGTATAGAGATATATAATAAATAAAAATATATATCAATATATTGATTTTTATTTATATTTTTTTATCTTTTAAAGAAAATGGCACACAACAGGAAGATAAGGCTTACTGAAGAACAGGTTCTGGACGTGATAGACGGGTTGATTGAAAACCTTACTGGAAGTAAGGACAGAATTCTCTCAACTGATGTATTCAGGACTGCTTTATCCAATGCAGTCATTACAGAGGGCCTTATAAAGACATACTCGTACAGCGATACGAGGAAGGTGCTTCTTAACAACGACATACTTAAGTATGGAATTAAGATTTCTCCAATGTATTTCTTTAAGCAGACCAATTCTTCAGGTGATAAACCGATACAGATTTATCTTAATTTCACCAAAGGTCTGGAAAGCATAAGTGAGGAATATTTCAACGGGGTGATTAAGTTAATGGATATATGCGGTTGGTATTTCGCAGGTACACTGGGACACGGTAATGAGCTTGGGTATGATAGACTGCTTAGACTTGGCTCACCGTTCACTTGTGTCTTTGAACCTAAGTTTGATGTTCTTCTTTCCAATGATGACATCCCTAATGAATTGTATCATGTTACACCAAAGAGGCTTGTTGAGAAGATACTTAAAAAAGGAATCGTACCGAAGAGTGGTAATATGTTCACGAATCATCCAGAGAGGGTTTATTTATTCATGCAAGGCCCTTCTGATATGATTGATGAAATAGCGCATACATTTAACCTGGGAAAGGATATTGATGAGGAATACGTTGTGATTGAGGTTGAATATGATAAGATAAGAAACGGTAACAGGTTTTACATAGACCCGAATTCCAACTATATAAACGCTTGTTTTACATTGGAACCGATACCTCCGTTTGCTTTGAGAATAAAAGAAGGATAAAAGAACTACTATATTTTATGAAAGTTGCATTATGTTGTATTGGTAGGATGGAAAACCTATACATCAAAGAATATGTTGAATATTATCAAAAATTGGGGTTTGATAAAATTTTCATATATGATAATAATCATGATGGAGAAGATAGGTTTGAAGACGTAATTGGAGATTATATCAATGCTGGTTTTGTTGATATTGTTGATTTCAGAAATAAGACGGTTTGCCAGCTTGTAGCATATCAAGATTGTTATGATAAGCATGGTGATGAGTATGATTGGATTTGTTTCTTTGATTGTGATGAATTTTTAACTTTTAAGGATGAAAATGAAAATGTTAAATCATTTTTATCTCAGGATAAGTTCAACGGTTTTGACATAATTCATGTGAATTGGATGTGCTATGGTGATAATGACCTTGTTTATTACGATAACAGACCTCTTACAGAAAGATTTACAAAACCAGTTGAGCCGTTGTATTTTAAGCATGGGTATGACTTTCCTGAGAATAACCACATAAAATCTATCGTTAGAGGTGGGCTTGACGGAATAAGATGGACAGCAACGCCTCATACCCCTAATAATGTTTTAAGGTGCTGTAATGGGTGTGGCAATGAATGTAATTCCAAATCGCCGTTTAATGATTATGATTTTTCTTGTGTGTGGCTGAGACACTATCAAATGAAGACCATACAAGAATGGATTCAAATAAAAAAGGTTCGTGGGGTTGGTGACAGAACTTATGATACTTTCATTAAGACATACAAACTTGAATCGTTTTTTAAGCATAATAAAAAGACAAAGGAAAAGGAAAGGTTTATTCAATCGTTTTCAGAAACTGGTAAAAATGTTGATAATCTTGATATTTTTATATGCACCCATAAGGATTTTAAGCAGGTTGTAACAAACCCTTGTTTTAAAGTGATAAACACAAAGTTTATTAATCCAAAAGATTTTGGACTATCATATGGGGATGATTTTTATTCCGAATTAATAAATTTTTATTGGGTGGTAAAAAACTATCACATTAAAGATTATATTGGTTTCTGTCATTACAGGAGGTATTTTAGTTTTATGGATGATATTCCAGACATGAATGAAATATTCAAAGATTATGATGCAATACTACCATATCCGATAAAGTTAGGTTGTACAATAAAACAACACTATGGAATTTGTCATAACATTGAGGATTTAGAAATAATTCAAGAAATAATCAACAAATGGTTTCCAAATTACGCAAATGCGGCAAATATTGTACTTAATAATTCTTATCTTTTCACCAATAACATGTTTATTATGAAAAAAGAAGATTTCTTGGAGTTCTTTGCGTTTTATGAAAACGTTATTGATAGATACTTAAAGTATATAGGAGGTGATATTGATAAGAGAATAGAAGAAAACAAAGATAAATATCTCAAGAATTTCCAAAACAGTCCTCAAAATGGTGAAGTGTGGTATCAGAAAAGAATTGGTGGATTTCTTTCGGAGAGGCTTCTTACGATTTTTTGCATTAAGAAGTTTAAGAAAATTAAATTTTACAAAATAGAATTAACAGATAAAAAATATAACGTAGATAAAGTTGATAGTAAATATGAAGGATAAATATATATTAATAACTGGTGTTGCTGGCTTATTGGGAGCCAATTTTGCAGATTGGGTAATTGAGAATAAACCAGAATATGGTGTAATTGGCGTTGATAATTTATTCGGAGGGTATATTGAAAACATCAACAAGGAAGTAATCTTCTATCAAAGGGATATTGCTGAGGAAAAACTTAATGATATTTTCGAAAAATATAATATTGAGTATGTGTTTCATTTTGCAGCATATGCAGCTGAAGGTTTATCTCCTTTTGTGAGAATGTTCAATTGGAGGAATAATTCAGTATCAACAGCAAATGTCATTAACTGCTGTGTCGAATATGATGTAAAGAGGCTTGTTTATACATCTTCAATGTCAGTATATGGTCATGGTTCAATGAATGGTACTAGATTTGATGAGAATGACGTACCTTGTCCAATTGACCCTTATGGCATTTCAAAGTATGCTTGTGAGATGGACATTAAGGTGGCTGGTGAACAACACGGACTTGATTGGTGTATTATCCGTCCCCATAACATCTACGGAATTAAACAGAATATATGGGATAAATATAGGAATGTTTTAGGTATTTGGATGTATCAGATTTTGCATAATGAGCCAATTTTAATTTATGGCGATGGAGAACAATCAAGAGCCTTTACTTACATTAACGATAATCTTGAACCGATATGGAATGCAGCAACGAGGAAGGAAGCCTCAATGGAAATTATCAACCTAGGCGGCATAGTCCCATATACCATTAATGAGGCGGCAAAGATATTGATTGATATTACAAACTACAACAAGATTGAGCATAAAGAACCTAGGCATGAAGTTAAATATGCGGTTCCAACTTATCAAAAATCCATTGACATATTGGGATTCAGACATATGACAGATTTAAAGGAAGGACTTCAAGATATGTGGGGTTGGGCAAAGATACAACCGCACAGAAAACAATATAAGTGGAATAACTACGAGATAAATAAGGGGTTATATTCATATTGGAAATAATTTAAACAGAAAATAGATTGATGTTATGAAAGAGTTTATAAATATGAAATTAAAGATGTTGCCCTTTTGGTGTTTACAAGAAACGGATTATGTTAAGAAAAATACAAATAAGGATGTATTGGAAACAATCTACAAAAGATGGGAAATGCTTGAATTTACAAAAGGGATGGAAGATGGGGACAATGAAATCTGTGCAATTGCGTTTGAGCAGATGGCTGTACTTATGTTGAGGCTTAAATATGGATTTTATGATAAGATACTTGAAACCATTATTTTTCCAGTAATAAGGAAAGTAATAAGTGATGTTGGTGGTGAGAAATACTCCACGAAAAAGTGTCTTGATGCCATTTGTGAACAGCCGTTCTCCAAATTACATGATAAGATAGTACTTTCAGAGCGTTATACAGAGAATCTTGACGCCGAGGCTGAGCTTTGCTCAATAATGGCAACTGCGTTGTGTATGGTTATGCTTGGGGAGATTGAACCGAAGGATTATTATTCGGCTGTTGAAAAGGGCGTAAATGGGTTTATAAATAATTTGGGAAATGAATAAATTTTGATGTTATGAGCGAATTTTACTTTGATGGGGGTTACATTGAAAATCTTGAACGTGAGCTTAAACTCAGCAAGATTGAGCTTGAAATGTTGAATAAGACATATGAAGAGAGTCTTGAAAAGGGTTCATATTTGGATGTCAGGGAAATAAGAGATGAATGCATTGAGAAATCAAAGCATATTTACGAAGTACAGGAAAAGATACAGAAGTATTATCAGAGTCTTAAAGAACTGAACGAGTCGAAGAGTTATGAATTAAAAGATAGTGACAGTGTTAGTGTTACCAATTATCCGCAATACAATGATAATGTAACATGTACAGAAGATAATAAGACTGATTTTGATATTGTGCTGGATGAGTTGCAGAATAATCTTGAAAGGTGTACCAGAAATAACAGGTTTCTTGTACACGCATTAGATATTCCAAGCGATATGGTACGTAGTATTGAAATATTTGACAACCAACTTATCTTACAAACATATAATTTTCTTAATGACAATTGCATCCCGATTTTCATTGAACTTGAAAATATTAGGAAGAATGAGCAGAAATTTGACGTTACGGTGGAACACCTCAATTCTTTTGGCGATGTTATGTATAAGGAAATCTATAGGGATTGTGTGATTAACAACGCGATTGCAAGGTCTCCAATGGATTATGGTTCGGATGACTTTACGAAGAATACTATTTATATTTCATATAAG